AGCACCATATTCGCCAGCCGTGGCAGCACCACCATTGCCAGCCGTGGCAGCACCATATTCGCCAGCCGTGGCAGCACCACCATAGCCAGCCGTGGCAGCACCACCATAGCCAGCCGTGGCAGCACCACGATTGCCAGCCGTGGCAGCACCATATTCGCCAGCCGTGACCGGCTTTTCTGTTTCCGCATTATATTCGTTGGTTACATTCCTTTTAACCCAGTCGATATGCGCCTTGACAAGTCCTGGGATTCCGATTTCTGCGCCAATCTTTATCTCAGATGCCGCAACCTTATCCAAATCCCTTGCAGTCTTTCCACCGACCTCCACCTCGCAGTAGCGTGACGGATTGCCGCCCGTCACAGGAGGGTAATAATCGAACACTTCCAGAGGACTTACATCGTCAGGTATGGCATGGAAACCATTTTTACATATGCTCACCTCTCCATCCATCGTATAGGCCTTGCCTACCTCATACTGAAAGCCACGACATTTCAAATCATTGTCGAAGCCCTTGATTCCTTTGATTACGTTTTCCATAATATATGTTTTTATTGTTTCTTAACTCCCGTCACAACGCCATCTCACCTTCGCCTCCTCGCAGACGAACTCGTCCCTGCTGCCACTTGGGCACAGACTCTGCATCGTCACTTTGTATCCTTTCTCGTAAATCTCATGGTAGATGCGGTACTCCTCACCGCCTTCCTCCCATCCGTTGGCCCATCCGAGGTCACGCCAACCGTCACTTGATTCCCGTATCATGATTTCTTCCGTTTAAGTCTCTCCAGCCTCCGTCTCTCATTCTCTATCTCCCTCCGCACGTTGGCTATGAGCAGGGGGAATGTGCGCTCGTTCTTGAGCAGGTCACTGAGGCGTTGCTCCAGCGCCTCGATCTTGTCTCTGATGTATTGCTCTTCGTTCATAAATCATAATATTTCATATCCAATTCAATATCGTCTTACCTTTGTAGCCTTTCTCCCATACCATCCAGGCGTATGCCTGCGCCCCTGCACCGAGGTTCTTCCTCGCATCCTCAAACTCTCCGTTCTTGGCGCACAGGATTCTGTCAATGAACTGGAAAATATAGTGGGGGGGGTATTTCTGAAGATGTTCTCATAGCGCCCACGGCTCTCCAATGCGGTGGTCTTGAGGAAGAAACACGCATAGCCGCCTGATGGGAGTATATCCAATGCAGTGAGCACGAACTCCGTCACGAACTTGTAGGGCGGATTCGTAAGGATGCAGAAGTCACCGTCTATCTGCGGATGGAACATCGGACTGAGAAAGTCGCATATTCCGTCAAAGCCTCCATAACCCCTGTCGATGATGTCAGTCGATATGACCTCATGCCCCAACTCTTTCAGCCTGTCGCTAAGACTACCGCCTCCGCAAGCACACTCCCATACCTTGTGCGGGATTGTGAATTTGGCCGCAAGCAGGTCTATGGCTCTTGATTCTGTTGCGTAGTAATCGAGGCTTTCCCTCTCCTGCTTGCTATGGTTGCTTGCACCAAGAGTGGCAAACACGCTTTTCCTGTTTCCCGTCCAGTCCTTCATTTCTTCTCATAAAATCTGTCGGAAAGCTCCTTGTCGGTCATTCCAACCGCCTTTTCTTCCTTGCTGTATGCCGGATGATCAATCAGGTTCTCAAACGGATATGCCTGTATCTTATCAATGTCCGCATCGGCCACACCCATCAGTCTGAAGCACTCCCTTGGGGTGAGCTTACGGATTCTGAATTTCTTGCCCTCCAACTCTGGTGGCAGATTGATTTTGTTCTTTTCTTCCATTTTTATAAAATTATTACTTTCCCAGTTTGATATTGTTATAGTTGGACAAACACCATCCTTATACTCGAATCCGTTGTTGTATCCATGAGGATATTGAATCACCGTTATCTTAGGTTCTCTCCAACCACCACCACAGGTGTTCAGAGTCGGAGCGACACCTTCAGCGGAATATATCCGTCCTGCTTGTGGGTTTGAAAAATCCCCACTCTTTCGCCTGATGTTTCCTATCTGCAACACTCTGCTCCCCGATTCCTTCATACACATCTTTTGTTCCGATGAACTATGATGGGAGACTATATCCCCACCGTCCCATTCTTCTCCATACAACTCTACAACAAAGTTATCCTTTACCACGCTTGTCAAGGTATTTGAGACATCCCTACCAAACTCACACCTCTGATGGTTTCTTCCTTTGCCTTGCACCACCCTGTCAGAAGGGCTGTCCGGACTACGACCCCTCATGGCCATTATCATTGCACCTGTCATTTCCATCTTCCACCTCCACTATTACCGTAAAACCGGACAGGAACTTGATTGTAGGAAAGAAATCGTTGCTGCACGTCTCCAGGGCCATTGCATCATCATAGCCCCTTATACCCCCTCTGAGACTTGCGGAAAACGTCATTCCCAAGTCCACATCATTCGAATGCCTGATTCTTATCCTCTTCATACACGGTCACCCATTTATTTCCGTCATCATACCTCGCTGTGATGGTTATGTGAATGCCATCCAACACTGCCATATTATAGAGGTCTATACACTGCCCCCCCCTACGGGTGAGCTTGCCGCTCTCAATCAGCTTCTTCATTCTGATACCACCTGTCTTCCTCGTTGCCATACTCTATGATTTTCGGCTGGTTATTGTAACCTCCCTCACAGCTAACACCACCGATACAGGGAGAAATGCCGTTCCTGTCATAAACCCTATCGCGCTGGCGCACACCGACATTACCCACTATTATTATCTTCATACTCTATTATTCTCGGTTCCACACCACTATGAGCCCCGCACACAGGCATGGCGCAAGCCCCATCGGGTCGTACACCATTCCGTTCTGCTGGCTCCTGTATATCCTCCCCACTATCAAGCACCGCGACGGCGGTCGCCCCGAATGTTCCGCCCCTGATGAAGTTGGCGAGGCTGTTCTTGAAATATTGGGATTTAATCGTCCTGTACGTTCCATCCGGCTCCGTGTTGATTGTCATCTGTATCATCTATCTCTATCACCAATGGAGGTTCCTTGTAGTCGGTGGCGCAGATTGTTGGTGCGTAGATGCGGTACAATCTTCCACCCCCACGTTTGTAGAAGCCTTTAATCGACCATATCATCCTCTTCATCCATGAAAATATTATCATCCACTCTATTCCCAGGCACCGTTCCGTTTCCTGACGAGGTATCCTCCCCATCAAGCGAATCCTCCGCATCCACACGATTGAAGTACTCCAGCATCTTATCAGAGAGGTAGTACTTTTCGTCCGCATTCTCTTCCAGATAGTCCTTCAACCGCTTTTCAAGCGGAAAGGGCTTGGGGAAGTGGAAAGAAGGTTCAGGTTTTTTCGGGTCACGGAGAATTGATACGCAGAATACTCTTTCTCTGTGTTGCGCTACACCATATTTTGAAGCGTCAAGAACTTGCGAGAAATTGGCATAACCCATGCCTTCAAGCTCAAGCAGTATTGTCTTGAAATCCCCGATAAACTTTCTTTGAACAAGTGCTTTCACGTTTTCCATCAGAAGATATTTCGGTCGCTTCGCACGAAACAACCTTATCGCCTCCCAAGCAAGGCTTGAACGTGTTCCGCTGTCCTTTGACAACCCTGCCTGACGCCCCGCAGACGATATGTCTGTGCATGGGAAACTCCATGTCATTAGGTCGCAGTCGGGTATATCATTAACATTGGTCTTTGATATGTCACCGAGGTTTCTGTTTTCCCACTGCGGATATATGGAGTTATGCGCAGCGATTGCATCTTTGTCAATTTCGCACCATGCAACAAGTTCATAGTCAAATTGCGGATATACCGCTTTCAGCTTGTTGAGTGCAAGGCATTGGCTATCGTAGCCACTGAAAAGGGTCACTACCCGTAACGGGTTGTCTTTGGTGTATTTCATTGTCATAATCTTTTAACGTTATCAGAAGAAATCCAATCCACACCGCATTCGAAGAGGATGAACAGCCTCAGACCGAGTGCCATCACCTCGCTTATGCCGCGCCTCTTCTTGAAGTCCCCATAAGTAATCAGCTTCACGAAGTCACGGGTGCTGACCTGGAAACTCCCGCAGATGTCAGATACGGCGTTCAATATACGCAACTGCCTTGCATCGCCTTCAATAAAGGGCTCCATTCCACCAAACAGGAGAAGCTCTCCGAGGCCCAATCCTTGGACGTTTTCGTAGTTCTCGTAGTATTCCCTCATGAGTTTTTCCTTATCCATTGTCTTTCTATCGTTACCATTTCGTTATATGACTTCCATTTCTCTTTCACGGTTTCAATATCAGGCAAGTGGTTGTTGAACTCTCCGTAGATGTATCTACAGAACTTGTACGCTGTGCCCCATGTGGTCACACCCACGGGAATCCAGTCGGCATTGCCTGGGGTTCCGTCTATATCCGTGTTGAAGTGGAAGCAGTCCTGCCGCTTGCTCACTTCGAGTAGTATCTTCTCTTCCATAATGCTTTAAAAAGGCAAATCGTTATCTCTCTCTATCTGTCTGCGTATCTCAGGCGGTGCAGGGTCGGCAGGCGGTGGCGGGGCTTCCTCTTCGTTGAGGTCGTAGAATCGGGTGTGCGCCGCATCGAACCCCACCATGAAGGCGTGCTGCCCTACGTTACGGCCCTTGCTGATGGTGATCACCGCCCTGCCTGCGCTGTTGTACCTGTCGAAAGGTGCAGGAAGCATGGTGATGTTGTACGCGTCGGGTCGGTAGATCAGTATCACGTTGTCGGCCGCCTCGTGTATCTGTCCGCTCCCCCTCAACCTGTTCACGTTGGGTGCGGGGTTCGACTTGTCACGGCTCAACTGGCTCAACGCCACTATCCATATTCCGAGTTCCTTGGCTATGTTCTTCAACCTTCGGGCATACTCACCGAGCGCCTGTTCCTCACGCTCGTAGGAGCGGCTGTTGATCGACAGCAGTTGCAGGTAGTCTATCATCGCACCGTTTATCCCGTACTTGGTGTGCAGGTAGCGGATGGATGATATGATGCCCGATATGTCCGATGTGCTCCTGTCGTCGAAGTATATGGCTGCGTTTGAAGCTTTGCCCAGTGCGTTGTCGAAGCTCTCACGCTCTTCCGTGCTCAGTGGCTTGTAGAGTATTCTCGATGCAGACACACCGCTCATGGGTGACACTATCCTTGCCGCAAGCTGCTCCTTGGGCATCTCCATAGAGTATATGGCAATCTTGTCACCGTTCATGGCTGCGTTGACGGCTATGTTGAGCGCCATGCTCGTCTTTCCCTGCCCTGACTCTGCGGCTATGACGGTGAGGTCAGACCCGTGCAGTCCCGATGTGGCCATGTCGAGTTGGCCGAATCCCGTAGGTGTTCCCGTCACGGCCTTATCACCTGCGCTGTTGGCATTGACTATATCCCTCAGCCCCCTGAGCACATCCACAAACTCCGACACTCCCTTTTCGTCTGTGCGGTAGAATCTCTCCGTCTGCTTGCCCCAGTCCGTCAGCAGTGTGAATGGGTCGGCAGAGAGGTCGCAGATGCGTTCTTTGAGCGTGTCTGCCATGAGTATCAGGCTGCGTCTCACCCACAGGTCGTGAAGCTCGGCGGCGTGTACCTCTATGGAGAACGTCCTGTAGTCGGTTATCCGTATCATGTCAACGTGGCTTATCTGCCACCCGTCACGCTTGGCCTGTGCCATCACGGTGAACATGTCAACCTGCATGTCCTTCTCGCTCAGTTCCCTCACGCAACGGAACAGGCGCTTGTACTGGCTCACGGTGAAGCAGTCCTCGTTGAGCAGTTCCTTCACCTGCGGATATGCGTCGCGGCTTGCGATGAGTGTGCCGATAACCAGACGTTCGGTATCTTCATTGTATAGCAGTTGTTCAGTATCCATGTTCTCGTTTCAGCCAGTTGAGTGTTGTACGGTAGAGGTTTGAATATTTCTTACGCAGGTCCACGCGGTTCTCCAACTGAGATATGACCTCGGTGATCTGCTGCGACGTGTATTTGTCCTTTAGTCGGTAGTACTCCACTTCGGTTATCATATCCATGTGCCCGTAGCAGTATGGGGCGTTGTCACTTATCCATGTGACGAAGAGTTTATAGGGCGAATTTTCATGTTCGGGCGAAGTGTGTGCGCTTTCTTGACGAACGTAAGATAATTTATTATCGGAGGATAATTTATTATCCGTAGATAATGGATTATCTGTAGTGAGGTTCTTAATATAAATATTTCTTTTAGGGGGTGTGGGGGACATTTCTTTGTTCTTCCGTAACACCTTCCATAACACACGCTGTAACACCTGCTCTCGATTCTCGTTGATTTCTATAATGTTTATCTGTAACACTTTCTGTAACACCTTCTGTAACATTCCGTTGTTTTCCTCACTGCTTTCTGTGAGTAGTATCAGATTGTCTTCATCGAGCCTATGCAAGAACCTCGACACGTTCATCACGTTCGTTTCCCACCTCCTTGCAAGCTGATTCATCGTCAGCATCACCTGTCCTCTCGTTGCGGTGTCCGAGTCCTTCGTTTCTGCCATGAAAAGCAGGTCTGTGTACCACCTCCATTTCACTGGGTCTTGCCACAGCCACTCTGGTATGTCTTTCCTTAGTTTTACGTAGTTCGCCATTCTTGCTCGTGAATTTACGGAGTATCAGTTTCGCCTTCCTTCTCATGTTGAACGACCTGTTCGACCCGTCGTCAGGTGTCCTGATATAGTCACCCAGGCACCTCACGATGGTGTCGTAGTCGCTGTCGCTGATTGACTTCATGGCATTCAGAACGGCAGGTCGTCCGATTTCTTCTGTTCAGGCACATAGTCTTCACGCTTCTTGTAGGCTGTGCCTCCCGTGTGGTTGGCATTGGGATTTGGAGCCTCCTTCAAGTCGCAAAGGTAGTAGGCACTCTTGTCCATCTTCCGGTTCTCAGGCTTGCATGCTACCTTGAGGTAGGCGGTGTTGCCCCACTGGTCCTTTTCCTTCTCATAGACGTTGATGTTTATCATCTTCTCCTTGCGCCCGTCCTTGAAGGTCACTTCCTTCACAAGTTCGGGATTGTTCCTCACTATCTCTCCGAGCTTGGTGAGGTTTATCTGTCCGTACAGGTCACTCATAGTTCAGTATCTTTGAATTAACGTTGTCTATCTTCTCCATCTGTTCACGGTAGTATTCCTTGGCAAGGATTGTCCGTGCGAGCAGTTCGCCCTGCACCTCCTTGTCGGCAGGTATGCGCAGTATCTTCAGCTGCTTCGATTCCGATGTCCTCGGGTCGTAGCTCACGAAGTCGCAGAACGAGCATTCGGTGCCTACTGACGACATGCAGAGCATGTTGTACTGGCATTGTGCGTAGTAGTCCATGTTGTCCTCCTTCAGGTCTTCCGGCTTCTCGTAGAGGTAGTGTCTGAGGTGTATCGACGGGTTGGCGGGGCATTTTATCTCTATGATACCGTTACCGCCGAATGTGATACCGTCAGGAGAGCCTCCTGCTATCCCCTCGAATCCTTTCAGTTCGATGAACGGCGCGTCCTCCACCTCGCATCCCATCTCAAGGCTGTACTGCTCCCTTGCCTTCTCTTCCCAGAATGTGCCCCACTGCATGGCCCTGTTCTCATAGTTGAACATCTCCAGATACTCCATGTAGGCATCATCCGTCATGTAGTACTCGGCTATCTTGTTGTCCAGATAGGTGAAACTGCCTTGGGAGAATGGCACCTCCTTTGTTGTCACCCTCGATTTTGGGTTTTCCTTTCGCGCTGCTGCGATTTCCTCTTCCGTCATCGGCTCCTTATGGTTGCCGAGGAGAACGGCTATCTGGGACGACGTGATGTGCCCCTTGCGCTGTAGATGCCATTCTCTGGTACGCTGTAGTTCGTTGCTCATGTCATTTCGATTTTTTATATTGTTTCTCTTTCTCATCACCGAACAAAGTGGCCGACGGGTTCACTTCCTGCGTGTTGACCTCCATTGCAGGCTCGTTGTCGGCATACTCGGCATCGAATGCGTCGATCACAAGGTCTGCATCGTCTATGTTCTCGGCTGTGGGCTTCACCACTGCCTGGTCGAACTTGATGGCCTGCTGTATGGCCACGCTCTTTGGTGCGTACTTGCTGAACAATGCCTTCAGTACGGTCTTCTTTGCCATAGCGTCGAAATCGGTCTTCCATGGCGAATTGAACCCGCTCCTGAATGCCTGTGAGAACTTCCTCGCGTGCGCCTCCACATCCTCTATGGTCCAGAAGATGGTCTTTGAGAATCCGTTCACAAGGTCTATCCTCGCCATGTAGCCTATCACCTTGTCCGATGTCTTGGCGTCCTCGTCGAACTCATACTCACCTGTGAAGCGGTTCTTCTTCACAAGTTGACCTTCATACACCACCTCGTCGATGATGTTCTTGAACTGTCCGCTGCGTTCGGCAAGTTCAATCAGGCCTTTGTATCCCAGCTGGAACTGCGCCTGTCCCTTGTAGGGCACTATGTAGGCAAGTCCGAGGGTTGGTATCACAGGCAGGTCGAGCGTTGCCGCCACCATAGCCGAGCCAAGCACCGTCATTGGGTTGGCGTTGCGCAGCATTGAGTTGCCGCTCGCCACGCTTATCACACTGCTCACAAACGATGCGGCCTTCTTCTCAGAGCCGAGCACGTCGTTGAGCTTCTTCATCACAGCACCGCTCTCCATGAGCGATTTGAGGGACTGCTGTCCCGTAGTAGTCACTTCGTTACTCATATTTAAAACGTATTAAACATTATCTTGATAGATTTTCGAACATATTTACATAATCTTCCGTTCGTGCAAACTTAATTATAGCATGTATCTTTTTTGATAGTTTCTTAATCCTCTTATTGTCCGATTTATAATAGCGTTGAAAGAATATCATCAGCCCATTCGTGAATGAACGTTGCTTTTTTATATCGTTAGGGAGTACTGTTTCATCAACAAATTTTACTATAGGTTCTACAAGTTCACTTTTATCAATAAGTTTCCCTTTCTTGAGCATCTCAGAATTTGTTGCCCCCTGGCTGAACAGAAGAATTGCGTTTGAAATATTGAGTTTAAGGTCACCCATCATCTGTAACAGTTTGATATACTGGATATATCCTTTCTTTGCATAATATTGAACCCATTCTTCGTTTCTCCAGGGCTTTGATGCTGTGTTTAATGCAATCATGGCAACCTCTTCATCTTTATCGCATATGATGTAATAAATTGGCATTCTCTTTAATCTACAGATTTCAAATCTGTTCTGACCATCAATAATATAGAAATCTGGAGTTACCAAAATTGGCACATAAGGAGTCAGGTCAATTGTTTCTATACTTTTTTTTAAGTTCTTAGATGAGCCAACAGTACGGTTGGTTTCCAAAAAACGAAATTTATCGTAATCTGTAGTCTGATAATAAGTTAATATTTTATCCATGCTATAAATTATTTTTTAGTAAGCTCCCTCCAACGTTTGGCAAAAAGGGTATCAATTTGGTTTTTCTCATAATTCCGCTTTTGTAATCTTTTCTCAGAAGATTTGCGAAGTTCTTTTTCTAAATAGTCTAATGGCGGCTCTTTAATCATATTGACATAACTAATGGTTTATACTATGTCCATAGTACGCTATCAGCGCCGCATCAGCGGTCTTTAGCGTAATTTTCCACTTGGGGAATAGCTGCTGCGCACGGCCTTTCAACCTGTTCTTATGCGCTGTCTTAGGCTCGTCCTTGATGGCCCTGATGCCCAGTGCCGACTGCCATTTGGGAGGTGTCACGTCTATCCATCTGATGCCGTGCGCCGTGAGCATGGCACGTAGGAATCCGTAGTTCATGCCGAACTTGAATGTCGATGCCACTCCCTGCCCTGGCATGGAATGCACCTGCTCCAGATAGGCGCAGTCGGCATCCTCATGGCGGAGGAAGAAGCTATTCACGTCATGATCTGTCTCAGGCATGGAGGTAAGCTCCAAGAGTTGACCGTCAACGGTCACGGCAAGTCCGCCACCGCTGCCTGGGTCTATTCCGATAATCTTGCTCATAATATGTATTTTTGATTGGTTAATCAGAAGGAAAACAGCCCCGTGCTGTCGCAGCATGAGGGCTGGCAAAAGAATTGTAAAATTCCACATCATGAAAATTCCACGACTGCCGCCCAGTTCCATACGGTGCATATAGCGTAACCCCGGTTCGGCTTTGGCGGCTAACATGAATAGAATCCCATTGGCCCAAAAGCCCAAAATGGCAAAAATCAGGAATGGTGGGAGCGGTGGGAATCGAACCCACGCTCATGCCAAGTATTCCCTGCGTAGCACGGGCGGTCGGATTTATCTTTTTACCCGTGTTGTACCCATATTCAGCCTGTTGCTCCTGGGGCGCAACCAAACTTCGGAATGCGGCCTTTTCAGGCCTTGACTCCTTAACCCCTTACAGGCTTTCGCTCCCTTTTTCCTTGCACCTGTCAAGCGCGTCTCTTAGGCGTGTGTATCTCTCCAGTTGCGCCTTGCCGTCCCATCCGCGCAACCTTGCACAGCAGTAGTAGCCCAATGCGTGCCATACGGTACGTGTCAGTTTCTTCTTGTATTCCTCGTTATCCATGCGCCCCAAGCAGGAGTCGAACCTGCGCTCATGAAACATTTAAGACACAACCTCGTAAGGTTGGTGAGACTGTCCTTGCCAGCTGCTCCATTTACTGGTCTTTTTGGGGCTTATTGCCCTGCGTTATCCTCACGGACTACAGGGCCAAACAAAAATGAGATTTAAATGTATTTACCATCGTAAAAATCCTCCCCTATCTTCACAGACAAGGGAGGACAGACAAAAATAAAACACGACAAAACTTAATTACTAACCATTTAAATTATGCTTTGAAGTATATTGACTTAAAAATCGCTATCCCTTCCAAAAAGTTCATCAATGTCACCGTCAAGAAGCTTTCTGTCACGATGGATGAGGTAGCATGAGAGCATCAGACCCACGAATGACACGACGAATACCCAGTTCATGTAAGGTGCGCTTAGGCACATCATTACAAACGATGCCACAAGCATTGTGGCGTATAATTTTACCCTGTTCATAGTATATATCGTTTTTAGTTATTAATTCTCGTAGAAACCTGCCTATCTTCGCAGACGGGCAGGGGAAAAATCGTAACGCATACAAATACAACTCTAATTAATAAGCTTACTTATTGTTCGCGGCCTCCCCTGTTCCGATGTCAAGGGTTACGGGCGGCTTACAGACCACCGAGGCCATCCTATATCGACACCTTAACCGTAGCGTACGGACCCCAAACCCGTTTGCTTACTGCTTAACTGAGGATTCTTTGCGGACTACATGTTTCGGTGTAAGTTCTCTTATATCGGCCATCCTGCATCCGTGCAGACCGTCACGGCACCAGTGTGCTAAGTCCGCCATGCAGGATATTCAGATTGTTATCAGCAAGTCAAAGTGCGCTCAACTCTCGTATCATCTTGGTTCCCGCACCTCCGTCAAGGGATAGGCTCATTGGCCAGTGCGGGAAGGGTATTGGTCGGATTCCCAGCGTGAACTAATCCAATGATTCTTTCAGCTTCTCAAGAAGTTCCTCCTTCGAGGCGAATGCCTGATACTCGCGGACAACAGTGTAGTCTGTATCAACAACACTATAGCTTACACCAACGTCTGACACATGAATCATTTTTACTGCCACCTCCTTGATTGAGGTGTTGTCGGAGTCAAGGATAAACACCTTGTCATCAATGTTGAATTTGGTTTTGATTTCCATAATATTCTTTATTAATTGTTCATGAATCTGTTCAATCCTGATAATGGGTACTTATAAGAGCCTGCAATCTTGCGTCTTGGCAGTCCCCTGTCGTTATGCTCCATCCACGATAAGGACACGCCAAGGTATTGAGCCGCTTCCTCCCTGCTCAACCATCTCTCTTCCACATGCCCGTCCTCTTTCATCAGCTTGTAGAGTTCCTCTGCTATCATCCTTGCTTCGCTGCGTTTCATGGGATATGGTGCTTATTGATTCAATACTTTGATGTCACCCTCTCTCATGGCACGGATTAACAGAATGTTGGTGTCGAAGAATTTCTGGGTTTCATAATCAACAACACCTTCAGGCATACCGACACGTTTCATCCAAGTTACCAGGGAGCAGGCACTCATCATGCCTTTGGCGTTGTCGCAAGGGAATGGTTTGATTGTTCCCGGCTTGATGTTCTTGATGTCCTCGCTTGTTACGTTCATATTTTTTTGTTTAATTATGTTGTAAAATATAACAAAAAGGTTTGCGGATTAGATTTTAACCTATATCTTTGTAGTGGAATTTGTGAAGGCTACGGTGTAAATCGTAGTCCGCTACCCTTTTTGTTTGTTTAACCGATGCAAAATTAGTGAAGAAAATTCGTTAAAACAAATTTTTTAATGAAAAATCTTCACTGAAAGCGATATTAATAATCATTCTAAATAGAGAAATGATGGAACTATCAGTAAAAGAAAGGCTTATAGGGTATTTGTCTTACAAGGGTGTTGGCAGGAATAAGTTTGAAAGTATGGCTGGTATATCTAATGGATATATTACAAACTTAAAAGACTCACCAAGAGCTTTACAATTAAAGAAGATTCTTCATGCTGCACCTGACCTGAATGAGGTATGGCTTCTGACAGGTAAGGGTGATATGCTAATAAATACTGAACCAATAAAGTCAAGTTATGATGGGAAGCCTTTTTATGATGTCCCGTTTGAGATGGGTTACGGATTGCCGTTTGAGCAAAATACAAAAAACGCAGATTTCTATGTAAACTTTGAGCCGTACAACAAATGTGACTTATGGTGCAGGGCCACTGGTCTTTCGATGCAGCCGACTATCTGCAATGGCGATGCGGTTGCATTAAAGAAGATAGATGATTTCAGGTATCTGGTAAACAACGAGATCTACGCCATTGTAATGAAAAGCGGACTGCGTACAATCAAGCGCACATGGGATAATGGCGATAGCTACACTCTGATTGCGGATAATAAGGACTGCCCAAATCAGACCATACCTAAAGAAGAAATATTAGCTGTATTTAAGGTGATCGGTTCAACAAAGATGTTCTAATAACTAAATAAGGTATTATATATGGGAAGAAGGATTTTTTTCATTGCGCTTGTTGCTATAGCCGGCATCTTTGTTGGTTGTTCATCTTCCGATGATTCTCCAACAGATGCGGTGAAAATCGGCAATAAAATAGTAGGCAGGTGGGAACGCGTTGCATTCTATGATGCCGAACAGGACTTCTGGAACTACTTTGTGACCAGTTACTACTATCAGTTCAATGCCGATGGTACCTACAAGACGGATGCTTCTGCTAAGACTTCAGGAACATACACATTCAACGGTTCTACGCTTGTATTGGATGGAGGTTTCAGCGAAAACGTGAAGTTCAGCGAGAACGATATGTTGATGGAGTGGGGGAAATGGCGATACCAGAAAAAGTAGAATTTTGTGTTACCAAGCAGAAAAATCGAAAAATAAAATATATGATAATCATAATGAAATATTCATCAAATAGAATCGCAGCGGAATCACTTCGGAAGTGGTTGAAAATCAGCCACTTCTTTGATTTATATAGGTTTTTGAAGGTTTTCAAACCGCCAAATAGTTGTAAATAACCGCAAATTGTAGCATGTTTGTGTTACCTTCGTGCTACCTTAATCAGATAACCGTGTTACCAAATTTAAAATCATCATGAAAATGAACAATATACCTACAGCAAGACTGGTTTTTGATGTAAAGAAGAAATCTACAAGAGAAATCAAGGGTTTGGTGCAGATCGTAGTGACGCTGAACCGGAAAAGGCATTATTACTCCACTGGTGTCAAACTTTATAACAATCAATGGAACGAAACAAGCCATGTGGTGAACTCCTCTCAATCAGTGGAGTTGAATGACATGCTTAATGCCATGATGCGGAAGGTGAACGACTATATCAGGAAATGCTATGAGCAGGAAAAGCCTATATCCTTCGCCGATATAGAGAGGCTGTTTTCAGTTGAAAGCAAAGAAGAGGTGTCTTTCCTCGATTTCCTTGAAGACAGGGTGGAGAATCGCCCTGACATCGGTGCAGGTACAAGGAAACACCATAGAGTGCTTCTTGATACTTTGAAGGAATACGGAAAGATAAAGTATTTCTCTGACCTTACCAAAGCGAATATCCTTGATTTTTACGATTATGTGCAGACTGGTTCAAGAATGCAAACTACGGTTTACAATTATATAAAGAATCTCAAGACATATGTCAACCAGGCGATAGACAGGGGATTGATTGACAAGGACCCGTTCATAGGTGTCAAGATGGACAGAGGGAAGAACAAGCTGCGCGTATTTCTCACCGAAGAGGAACTGCGCAAACTGGCAACATCTAAAATCGACATAGCGCCTGTGGCGAAAGCTCGTGACCTTTTCGTTTTCCAATGTTATACCGGCCTTGCCTATGCCGATATGGCGACTTTTGACTTTGAACGGGATGTAGAGCAGATAAACGGGAAATACATCATCACAAGCCGACGTGTGAAGAGCGATGAGGCTTTTTACATAGTCCTCATGAAGCCTGCCATTGCGATACTGAGGAGATACGGATACAAACTGCCGATAATGACAAATCAGGAATACAACAACTATCTCAAGATTGCCTGTGCCTCAGCAGGAATCAACAAGAAGATTTCTTCGCACTCAGGCAGGCACACTTTTGCCATAATCGCCCTGAACAACGGGATACAGATGGAGGTTGTTGCGAAGATACTCGGACATGCGGATATACGCACTACGAAAGTCTATGCCAAGGTACTGAACACCTCCGTAGATAGCGCATTCGCCGATTTGGAGAAGAAGCTGAAGAAAAAGGGGGCAAAATAAAAAAAGCCCCCTTTAAAATTCCCTGAAATATCGCATAGCTTTATCTGTCAATGATTCCAAACCACAGCAAATGTATCTGAATGTCATGTCTGGCGATTTATGGCCTGCCAGTTTTGAAACGAGAAGAAGGTCATGACACCTCAGATATATATTCGTGCAGAACGATCTGCGGCTGGTATGCGATGAAACTGCTTCGTATTTCTGGCCTTCCCAAAACTTCCCCTTGCGGTATAGCTGTATCTGCTTGCGTATTCCGCACCTTGCGCAGATAGTGCGTATCACATCATTGAATGTAGGGTCGCTCACCTCATTCAGGTGTGCACCTGCATAGTCATGATCCTTCCCGAACAGGATTTCCCTTGCCACTGGTGCAAGCGGCAATTCTGCCCTTACATGCGTCTTTTTCGATACATAGACCAAATTGCCCACCTCGTTGATATTCGCCTCTGTGAAGCGGCTGTAGTCGCTGTGACGGGCACCTGTGAGGCATCCCAATATGAACTGCTGCTGCACCGTAGCTTCGGTGATATTCTTGGCCTTGTATGCGATGATGTCCTTGATCTCACTCTCGGTAAGGTAGATGTGCTGGCTCTCATCATCCTTAACTGTGAGATACTTCCTCCATTCCTTCGGCAGTTCCACCTCTTCCGCATATATCTCTATCACCGCTTTGAGTTTGGCGCAATACTGGCGTGCTGACGATTGCGCCATGTTGTCGCAAAGCCATGATGCGTATGTAGCCATATTCGCCCTTGAAAGGCTCTCCCAGGCAAACGGTGTGCCTGTGGCGATAGTCCATTTCTCCGCTATCTTCCCGTTCTTGGGGTATTTCTCCAAAAACGCCTGTTGTAACTCTTTCATGATGCTCAATGTTAGAATAGTGATAATTGTATAGGTTCCCTTCCCCAATTCCTCATGTATGGTTTCAGGCCGGTATTGATATATTGCTGGTTATGATCATCATCCAAGTATCTGTCCTGGTACACGCGGATGATGTATTGCCTTGCAAGGCTCATCGGATCATAGCCGGTGTAGTCAACAACCGACTCCCAATTATCATCGTCGCTGTCGTCAAGTCCTTCATTTACATATTCCCGTATGTTCATTGCGGCATTTGCGACAGCTTGTCTGTCCTTGTTGCGATAGCCTGATGCAAGTGTTTCCCTTAGTTCCTGCATACGTTCAATATCCGTATATACCGTGCCGAAAACCTCAGATTCGGCCTTTACTGTTGCTGCCATAGTCATTGCTTGTTAAGTTCCATATCCTGCCGGATAAGTCCGTTGATGTAAGTTGATAGTTTCCCATGAGAGTATAGCCATGTTTCCAAGTCCGCATCCACGCAGAAGATAGTGCGTCTGCTCTTAGTCTTTGGCCTGCCGGGTCGATAGATGTATTCCCCGTCCTTGCGTTTCTTCCTTGGCATTCCTGCCGCATTCAGTTCGATATTGCCCTTTTCCATATCCTGATATTTAAAAGTTAATACTCAGTTGTTTCGGCTCGTATTTGCCGCAAAGATTGTCCTTGCATTCAAGCCCGACCCTTATTTGCGTGCCCCATGCACGGCTGCGGATCATCGCATAGTTGAAGATGAATCTTCCGCAATTCTGGCAGAATGTACCGTTGTCATTCCTGCCTGTGCTGATTAACGTGTACCCTTTCATGATATTAAGCATTTTCCCAAGTTAGCCTGTAATTCTTCCCAAGCCGCGTATATGCCTCTTGCATTCCTGCCATGTACGCTGTAAGCTCTTTTACTGTTGCTGTGATGTTCACATCGTTCTCCAATTCCCGTGTGTCCCAATTGTACACATGGATTATTCTGTCCTTTTTCATAATCTTTCTTGTTATGCGGCCTGCCATGAAAGCACGGCCATATTAATATCTATGTCAAAATATCCTCCATTTACCCACCTCAGAATGATCTGCCCGTCCGCAATATCCTCAATTACTTGGATAATGTCACCATGTCTGATTGCTTTGCCGGCAGCTGCCCAGGTGGGGAGTATCACCTTTCTTTCGGGTGTTCCTGATACCCTGCGCTTTGCAAAGAATGCAGGAGAGTGACCGCCAAAGTCCAAGAAATACCCGGACGGTGTTTTTTTCGTTATCCTGCCTATTGCGATAACACCACCACCAAGATCAACGTTTGCATAATTGCCGACTGTCAAAGGTGCGCACACAATGGCCAAAGCATCGTCTTTCCTTGCGTTCAGTGCGTTTTTTAATTCGCTTGCTTGCTCTTCTTTATCTGTATCGGAAAACAGCCTTACAACGTCCTGCATAATGTCACCTTTGGCCATAAGCGGGCTTTCGCCAAACATACTTGTCTGCCCTGCCGCCGATTCCTTGGCATGGGAATTGTACACGGCAAGAATCTTTCGCAGATACGTTTCTTTGCGGTCATTCAGGGCATCGGCCAAAAGTAACACCGGCTTGTTGCGATAGTCCGAAACACTTTCGTTGTCGCCGAACATCGTCATTTGTCTTGCGTAGATGCTTACCTTTTCACCGTCCTTATATCCTGCGTTCCTTGCATCGTAGGCCAATTTTACTGCCGCAGATAGCTCGTTTTTCAGGTCGTAGCCATTGCCCAAGGAAACGGACAAAACGGCCTCAGACAAGCCGCAAACGACACTACGGCGCAATGTCTTAATACTTGTTATCATTCGCACTGCATCAGGCATCAGGCAAAAGGCCTTGCCTACGAGAATATTCTCGATAAGGTCTTTCCCGTGTACACTCAGGCATGATCCGTCAATCATCGCCGCTTTCTGCATCTTGTTGATCACGCCGCATTCCTCCAACTCATTAAGCAGCTGCATGGATGTGCGCATATCTGCATAGAGTTCCGATAGTGTGTCATATCCTGCTATCACAGACACAATGCGGTTGAATAGGGCATCATTAACGAGCTTTCCGAGTTTTACCGCCTCTTCTGTCTTGGACATTGTTTTTATATCCTGCGCATTGAATCTGGCGAATGTCTGTGCGCTATACTCCATGTCTTCGCACAGTTCAACGACGATTCTTGGATGCTCGAAACTCATTACATCTTCGCATAGTAGGCCGTAGTTACCTGCATACTGTTGCAGGTAGGCGATATATTTCCCGTCCGTTCCGTTCTTTGCGGCCAAAACGCCTGCCATTGTGCGGCCATTACCTGACAACACAACGCCATGTTTCGATACTGTTATCGGTGAAGTGATCGCCCTTGCGTCATAATCCTGTGCAATCTCCCTGGTTATACGTTGCGCATCTTTGTCCCTCATGTAGTCACGATCATTGACGCTTTGCCCATTATCCACAGGAAACCCAGGCGAAAGACAAAAGCCGTTTAGGGCATCATGGGAGGGTGTAAAGCTGCCACAATCGCAAAGTATGTAACGACCTTGCAAAACTGCACCGTCCGGCAGTGTTACAGCTGTATTCTGGCCGTTTATCTTCCTGGCATCATACCAGCGTTTTGTTATTTCTTCCATTTCCGTTGTCATGATAAAATTTGATTACTGCTATTATTATTACTCCAACAAAGAACCACCAGGGCAGAATGAAAAGCCCCAAATAAGTTAGAACGATGATCCAAACCCACAAACCAAGCATTTAAACGCCTCCTTTCCGTTTTACCAGATAATAATCTGAACCCTTTAAAAACGCCCTTATGTCGCCCTCTGTCAAATCTTCTGACCAGGCATTTTGAGATTGTGGCAAGCTGCGATATTTGGCAAACAGTTTGCCGTTGACATACTTTCTAATGGTGTATGTTCTTTTACTCCTATTATATTTGATAGTTAACTCTTCGCTTTTCATATCTATGTTTTTTTGATAGTTAACAAAATATTTTTTCATAACTAAGAAAAATTTGCCTGTTAGTTATTCGCCAAAATATTTGATCCTAAAGTCTTTATAATCTTTGCAGTTAAATATAATGGCCAACACTTTGCGGCCCTCCTTTGCAAATTCGCTTTGCCTTGAAAGAAAATCTTTTTCCGTCATTGGCTCATAGGGCGAAACTACATAATAATGCGTATAATTTTCTTTCATGTTCTTGTTTTTTGCGCCCCAGGGCTTTGCGCCCTGGAGCTGGTTAATAATTAGATTTCTTCCTCTTCTTCCTCTTCTGAGAAATCGCCGTTTACATCATGATAATTATCTGGCTCACATGTAAGGCACTGTTCCTCGTCATGGTAACCCGTTCTTGCGTAGATGATAGCGTTTAACGTTTCGACAGTATAACCGGCAACGGAAGTAACTAAGTTAATTTCTTCACTGGTTGCTATGTTGTTATCTTCAATGAACCCATATATTTTACTTTCCAATGATCCCATGATCTGATATTTTTTAATGTTAATGACTCTTTTTATTTATTCCCTCTTTGGGCAGCATAATAAAATTATCTATTCGGTGATCTGCCAATGCAATTTTTGCCAGAATATTTAAACGCTTTCCTGATCTCTTCAACTGTTGAAATTTCGGAAGATGTTAAAGAAAAGTAATCTTTTTTTATGTCTATTCCTGCATTCTTCAAAGCATCGCAAAAATATTTGTTACGTCTCATTTTTTATTTCCTCCTATTATTTTAATTCGTCCGATAAATCATTTTTTAAACTTTCAGGAAGCGGCGCCGCCACTATCGCAACGGCCACCGCAAATATTATAAATAGTGATCCCATGATTAACCAATTATATAGGGTTCTGCCATTGGAACGTATTGCATACCATTTAATTTGTAGGTCGGTAAATAGTTTCTATAAAAGCTGCCAGAATCATAAAAGCCAACAAAAAGGAAATCATTGCAAGATGCATTCTTTATTATTTCTATCTCTCTATTGCCGTAAATTCCTCTTTTCATGAACTTAAACAACCATGCAAGACCCTTTAGCCCCTGCTCTTCTGTTACCGGGATTCCGTTTCCTCCGTTGATCTGTTCAAGTAGGGAGTAATCAAAAAGGTTTTTGCCCTCTCTGTTTGATCTGTTCTTTAACAACCGGATGTTACTTTCAGTAATAACGCCCGTTTCTCTAATCTCTTGGAAAATCTTTTCATTCGTTTTCATAATAGCAAGTATTAAATTAATTTGTTTATCTTCTTTTTAATACCTACCTTTGCATCGCTTTTCTATTTTTGGCGATCTGCCAAAGGTAGTAAGTAAATTGCATTTGTTTGGCCTGCCGCCTGGGAAGGTAGCAGGCTTTTTATTATTGCTTGATTACATCTTTTTTAAAATATTTGTCTATTCTTTCATAATTCCACGCCTTAAACGATTCTAAATCTTTTAACGCTTTCGCAGGTACTTTTACAATATATTTGTGAATGCAGGTAAAAGAAACTTTTTCGCCTGGGAGATAGGTAATATTAACACCTTTCGCCCTGGCCTGAATGTCAATTGATACAGCGGCAAAAGTTGCCTTATCTGTAGCCGTAACACCGTTGGAAGATAACAACGGGATGCAAACACTGCTTTTGTAAACTGTTAAATAATGTCTCATAATAGCTATTTTTATAGGGTTAAAATTATTTTGGCTGGGAATGTAGAATATTTCTTATTCAAACTCTATCGCCGTAATACTGCGGATATCTATTTCTACTCTTACAGCGTCTAAGGAGGTTTTAATATAAGCACATCCGAAATTATAACCAGCGTTAAAAAGTTCCTGCAAGTTCTTGAAACTTTTCTCTACTATGGCAATATAAAAAGAAACTTCTTTGCCGTTTCTAAATTCACGACACAAACAGATCTCCCCATTTGTAAGGCAAACATATTCTTTGCCCGGTTCCTCTTCAGGGGTCACAGTATTAACAAACTCAACCACTTTAACGTTTTTAAATTCGTAAGCTCCCATAATGATAAATTTTTAAGTAAATAAATTGCATTAACCAAGGGGTTTAAATATCTCCCTCTCTTCACCTACAAAATTACAACAAATATTTGATATATCAAAATAAAAAGGCAATTATTTTTATAGAAAATCGCACTTTTTTTCAAAAAAAATCACTCTCAGAAATTACCAGCAAAAACACCATGGAACAACCAGGCAGCAACACACCACCAGGCAACAGGAACAACAAATATTTTGAACTATCAAAATAAAAAACTACCTTTGTAAACTAAACAACACTAAAATATAAACAAAAAAATATGGAACTTACAAACAGCACCCAGACAACAGCAAGAAAATACAACATCGACCCCAGAGAGGTTATTTTTGCAAGGCTCCTTGCTACAGGAACAGACAGGGCGGAAGCTTACTATTTCCTGTATCATAGAGGAACAAGGCATCTGACAGCAGACCAGGCAAACAACAAAGCCCAAGAACTCTTAGACAATAACCCAGGGTTAAAAATACTGATCCAAAAAATAAAAAGCTCCAAACACCTGCACACCGTAAACCAGGAGGCAAAAAGCACTATCCAAAACGAAATAAACAACGAGAAGAAAAAGCAGGAAGAAGAAAAGGAAAATTATTTGAATAGTGAGAGAGGAAAAAAATATACTGACAAATCGTATATCATAGCGGAGCTTTCGCTATTAGCTGAATCGGCCACCGGAAAAGATAAAAAGGACATCTTAATGAGTATTGCCGACCTTCAAAGGATGAAACAAGATGAGATCAAAGCGGATGAGGAGCGGAGAAAGTTTTATCTTCCTTACATTTCACACTGTAGAACGTGTAAAATAATGGCCTTATTCAAAGAATTTCAGGACAAAGTAAAAGAAAATGCCTCAGATGCTTAATTTTATAGGTATAAAATAAAGTTCCTGCATCGGTGGCCGGTGGTGCAGGAAGACACCACCGCCCCCCCTGCTACCTATGCAGAAAGGCACTTTCATTCCCCCTCGATATTTTTATTTTTTCTGAAAATTTTTTTATTTTTTTTGTCGTTTTGATTTGGGTTGTGATGTTGTTTTTGTTGTAGATAGGTTTATAAATTAAAGTAAAATTTGGAATATTGTTTGGGAATGGTTAATTTTGCGGAGTTGAAGTTGTTGTGAGGGTTTGAAGAAAGTCCGAAAAATTTGCGTAGAGATGTTGAGGTGAGTTGTGGTTGGTTGTGGTAAATTTGAGGTCGTTAAGATGTTGTGAGTTAGGGAGTTAGAAAGAAAAGAAAATAAATAAAAGAAAAGAAAGAAATATATATATAAGAAAAGACAGAAATTTTTTCTTCTTTTCATCTACAAACACTTAAAACGCTGATTATGAACAAAATAGCGCGCTTAGTCGATGAATTATGGTCTATCATGGTTTCTGACGGTTGCAAGTCGTTAGATGATGTGGCGAAGGCGAAGTGGCCTTCGAAGCGTTTCGGCAAGATGAAGAAGTTGTTCTACAGGAGCATCATGAAGAGCAGTCTTGGAACGTTGAATGGTCAGATATATTTCTTCACGGGTGAGATATACGAGCCTATAGACACGAACGATTTCTACAATGCTGTTTATCAGATCATCTCCTTCAAAGTCATATTGCCTGATGAAGACTCGGTGTTTGACGACAGGTACAAGCATCACTGCTATTCGGTTGTGATGAGCAAGAAGCTGTTGCTGGACAATTCCGTGATAGTGTTCGGTAATTGTGTGTTGGATGTGACGACGAGGAAGCAGCACAAGTTCGACAAGAAGTTCGTCCAGATAACCCGTGTGAACTACGACTACGAGCCTGGGAAGAGGATATATATCTGGCATAATTTCCTTGACAGCGTGTTGCCCGACAAGGCTTTGCAAGAAGTGTTGCAGATGTTCTTAGGGGCTGTTTTCGTGAACAGGTACGAACAGCGGATAGAGACGATGCTCATACTGCTTGGGACGGGTGCGAACGGCAAGAGTGTTGTGCAGGAGACGGTGAGGGGTGTTTTGGGTGACGAGAACGTGAGCAAGTCGGGTCTGAAGGACCTGTGCCATACGGGTGCGGTCGGTGACCAGACCATCATGCTGATAAACGGCAAGCGCCTTAACTATTGTTCGGAGATACAGGCGGGTGAGTTCGACACCAACAGCGACCGTCTGAAGGCGATGATAAGCGGTGAGCCTGTGTATGGGAGGAAGCTGTATCAGGACAGGTGCGAGGTGAGGAACATCCCGCTCATCATGGCGAATGCCAACAGGATGCCGACGATACGTGACAAGTCGTACGGAATGACGAGGCGCATCACGATAATCCCCTTCAACGTGACCATACCCAAGGAGAGGCAGAACCCGCACTTGGCGTATGAGATGCGCAGCGAGTATGCCGGCATCATGAACTGGATTCTCGACGGGCGTGACAAGCTTGCCGCAGCCGGGTACAAGATACCTCAGATAACCGACAGCGAGACTACGATGAAGGAGGGTGTGGCCCAGTTCTCGGCCCCTGTGACCTTCATGCGCATGAACGGCTGGCTTCCGGCGTTTGAGAACATCGAGGTGGAGGCAACGAGGACTATGCCCCTGAAGAAGCTCTATGAGAAGTACATCGACTGGTGCAACGCCAACCTCAAGGAGATAGTGTCGAAGGTGATATTCTCCAAGGAGCTTGTCATATCGGGCTACAAGAAGGTGTCCGTTCAGGGGGAGACGTGCTTCAAGCTCTACAGCAAGCGGTTCATCAACAAGCTTCGTGCGAGCATGTTCAACGACAACGGCCAGCTTGTACGCAAGATCAAGGAGGTGAGTCCGAGGTCATGCACCATGACGGTTGACGGTGTGCTGTGGGCCACCTCGATGGTCTCACTTGCCAGGATTGCCGGTGTGAGCAGCTCTGTAATCAGCAAGGCGAGGGGCAAGGGGTGGTTCGAGGGCCTCATGAAGTCGAACAGGGAGAGGATGATGTATGATGTGAAGGGATGCCTTGAGAAGCTGCACGAGATGCACGTGATAGGTTCTGACGAGGAGAAGTCGCGCCACAGGGAGCAGCAGAGGATGCTCAAGTACGAGCGTTACCTCTTCAACCAGGCGATGCAGTACAACAACCTCCCCTACAGGAAATACGGCAATGACGAGCCTCAGATAGGCGGCTGGATAGTCGTTGACGACACCATGACGCAGATGGAGGCCTATGAGAGGGCGCACAAGGAGTTCGGTTTCGACATGACCAACGTGAAGTCCTGCAACGGTTCGAGGGGTGCATACTCCAAGGGCGGCAAGGGGTTTCTTGAAGACATAACACTAAATGATGGGACAAATGAAGACAAAGACACTGAAGAGACTGCGTAACTTCGTGATATACGGAGAGGAGCGCAATGACATGACCTACATCGGTATCACTACCGTGAACGGTGACTGGAAGCTGGAGTACCGCTTTGACAGCGTGATGTACATGATGTTGAAGGAGGTGCTTGACAACGAGGAGGCTCTTGACTCCTTCTGCACGGTGATGTTCGCCGTGACGTATTCGATGCACTCGGTGGACACATACCGTGACATCGTTGCGGCCATCCAGAAGGAGATCAAGGATGCCGGCATACCTGAGATAGCCTCTGAGGACGATGAGGTGATGCTCAGTAACGCCGCAGAGGTGGAACGGCTTGCGGAGGAGATAAACAATGGGTAGGTATTACGGGCTTCGTGAGCAGAAGGAGGCCTTGGAGTATGCAAGGCAGCGCATGGAGAACGAGGTGAGTATGCAGGGTGACATAGACGACCTTCTCGCATCTATGGCGAGGCTGCTTGTCTCCATGCTTGCGGAGGGTGTCTCGGAGGACGTTATAGACGCCCTTGTGAACATCGTCACCGACAGGATGTGCGAGGACTGCGAGATTCTCGCCGTTGACGAGCATACCGATGAGAGGGACGGTATCGTGGCCTTCATAAACAGGGAGTGGAACGGCAGTACGTTGAAGGAACGTGTGCGTACGCGTGTGCGCACGTTCGCCGACGAAGTTGCCCTCCTGATGATTGTAGGCAAGATTCTCGGCAAGACCGACGGGTTCATCCTCGGTACTGTTGCCAAGAACTGGGACAAGCCTTTCGGGAACCCCATCATCGTTGAGGCGAGGGAGATGGAAGCGAGGGGTGAGATACGCGTGCCTGTCAGCCTTGACACACCAAGCTACGGGCAGGGTGTGCCCGTTTCCTCACGCAAGGCGCTCGGCGACATCTGCGGCCATGCCTTGGCAGAGGGGTGGGGCTGGTACGACTATCACGAGCACAAGGACAGCGCCGTGGGCTATGTGGTGCAGCGCGGCAGCAGCTATCCCTGCGATGTGTGCGACGGTTATGTGGGGTATCATGACATAGGGGATGAGGAGAGCCTCCCCATGTACCACAACCATTGCAGATGCTATGTTATATGGGTATATGACAAGAACGCGTTATGAAGGATTCTGGACTTAGCAATACCATAAAGAGGATGGGGCGCGACATCGGTATGTGCGACGCCTATTACAATCCGTGGAGTGACGACTATTCCAAGGACGACCTGATGGACCTCTTCATCAGCGGCCAGGACTTCTGTATCGAGCACGACTTCCCGCCGCTGGACTTCATCAAGGAGCATTTCGGCAGGGAAGAGAGGCTTGCAAGGAAGATATTCTGCGGCGAGCATGAGAGGATGGTGACGGAAGAGAGCGGCACATACATACTGCTTGGCGACACATCGCTTGACCTTGAGATAAGGGGGTTCGCTGTGGTGGACATCTATGTGAGGCATGATTCAGGACTCAAGCTGTCGGTTTATGACAACGCCATCGTGAGCGTGAACATATATGACGGGGGTCTTGTAGAATATTCGGGATACGGTATCCATGACGTGAATGTATATGACCACAGATGAAGAAGGAGGGCTTGTACCCTCCTTCTTTTTCATGTGGCGCTTGTCTGCCTGCTTGTGAGCTGGAAGAGCCTGTCGGCCTGCTGTTCCTGTTTCGTCTCCTTTGTGATCCTGTCCACTTCGTTGTTCGTGGCGTAGGGGTTGTGCTCCGTCGCGCTCTCCTTTGAGAGTATTCCAGCTCCCGTTGCGCTTACGAGGTTGGCTATGGTGGATGCAGTGTCCTCATGCACAAACGGGATTATCCATGCGAATATCCTCTCTGACAGCCTCATGTATTCCGTCATCTTGCCGTGTTCCATGCCCCATCCCTCGCAGAACAGGCTTACCATCTCGTCTATGGCTGGCTTGAACTCCTTGGCGTCGTTCGTGGCCTTGTCGAGCGATGGCGCGTAGTAGAGCTTCATCGTACCCGTCGGCGTGTCGCCAGACTTCAGTTCGGGCTGCTTGACGATGAACGCTCCCTGGAATATCTCGTTCAGCAGCAGTTCGATGTACTTGATGTAGTTCTCCGATAGCCCTTTCGGCTGCAACAGTTCCACATCGTCCTCCCTGTCCATTGTGAACGCCCTGATTCTTCCGAGCGGGTCACCCTCCACATCAACGTTGTCGCCTTTCAGCTTGTAGGCAGGGAGTGCCGTTCCCGCGCTGTTCTTGGCGAGGTAGGAAAGCGCCACCTCGTAGTCGTCAATGAGCGCCTGCACGATGTTCCATACGGGGCCGTTGTTCTTGTCCCTGAAGTACACTACGGGGCACCGTGAGAATCCGTGTCGCTTCCTATATACTATCTCGAATCCTTCAAGGCCGAATATCTCCATGACGCGGTTCACCTTCCCCTTGACACCCGTGAGGCTCTGCTTGTATCTCGTTAGGAACTCGTCGTCCCAAACCTCCACCCAGCAGACTATCATGTTGCCATCCTCGTCATAGTCGTAGAACTTACGGGCGAACATCTTCTCCTTGCCGCTGATAGGGTCGTAGTGGGGGTAGAGCGTGTCACCGTCAAGGTATGAGAGCGAGCGTATTCCGAGTTTCCCTTCCTGCATGTAGAACACCACAGCCGCATCGGCTGTCATGTCCGTTGACTTTACGAGGTTGTAAAGGGCCACTTCGCCGTTGCGTGACAGCCATCCCTTCTGCATGTCTCGGAACTCAGCCTCTATCTCGCTGTCAACCTTGGCATCGGTAAGTTCGAAGTGCAGGTCGTTGCCCGTCATATGGACGAGATGCTGCACGGTGGTGAGGCACTGGAGCGTGGAGCCGATGCGGAACGTCTCCTCACGGTGGTATTTTATCACGTCCACCCCTTTCTCGTCCTTCTCCGTGGAGAAGTTGTAGAACTCAGGGAAGTAGAACTCGGACATCACCCTGTGCGAGAACGGGTAGAACTCTTCGAGGTAGTCCGCCTGTGCCATGCACTGGCCGAACAGCGGCCTTTCCGCATACACCATCTTGTCAACCTGCATCGGTTTGTTGTACTTTGCGGCCTTGTCGCTGCCGTTTGTGAGCCTGTAGAAAGGCTTCTTTGTCAATAGTTCCTTTATTTTCATATTCGTGCTGGAGTTTATCGAAGGTAGGACAGTAGGTTTTTCCTACCATCTCCGTCCCCCATAGTTATACATAAAATTCATCCTTTGCCTCATCTGCGGCGTAGCGCCCGTGATAAGCCCCATGTTCCTTGGCGTGTGGTGCCTCTGCCTGATGTTGAATATCTCCCTCATCTTCATGGCATCCATGAAGTCGGGCGAGCGCCCTATAAGGTTCTTCATCTCCACACCCTTGCTTATAAGCCTGCTCGGATCGTCCTCACGGAAACGTATGCACCTGCGTTCCTGGTTCAGTATGTCGCGCAGCCTCATCTTGCTGTAACCTTTTCCAGTGAACCTCTCTTCGAGCAGTTCGGGGTTTATACTGTACGTACCGTCCTTGATATGGTCGGCGAACATGTATGCAGCCTGTGCGTTGAGGTTGTAGTACATGCCCTTGTATTTCTGCTCCACCGCCTCCTTCGCGTTGAACGGAACGGCGCTCTTGAAGAACCCCTTCATCACATGTCCTATGCCGAGGAGGTCGTATGCGAAGTTCTCCTGTCTCACCCTCCACCTTTCAAGAAGCGCCTTGGTGATCTCCACGGTCTGCCTTGCATCCTTCTTGCATGTGTATATGTCGGCTATATGGTTGCCCACCCACAGAATGAACACACACTGGTCACCTCCCTCGAAGGCCACGTCGCATGTCACGTACCGCTGCCCGTTACCGAGCTGTTCAGCGTTGTCGAAGAACCTGTCCATGTGCGCCATCTTTATCACATCGTCACCTGCCGACTTGTACTTCCAGTTACCGTCGAGGTCACGCGCACGCTGTTCCTCGGACTGGTTCACGAGGTTGGCAATGTATGACGGGTCTGATGACATGAGCATGACGTTCTCGTCAAGCCTTGCCTCCGTGAAGCACACGGACTTCACCATCAGTTCCTCCGGTGTGCCGTATTGTGAGAACTGCGGTTTCCAGTGCCTCATGATGGTATCCTCGCATTTCATGAACACCTCCCCGCGGGTGTCGCCCCAGACCACATCCTCCACATAGTCGGATGGCATGAAGCAGTACCGTATCATGCTGTCGCGCTCCTTTATCGGAAGTCCGTCCTCGCCTATCCACCATGATATGAACTTCGCCACCCATGAGTCAGGGTCGGGGTTGCATGTGCCGAAGAAACGGCTTCGCAGGTGGAATGCGTTTCGGTTTGACGACATGATGTACTTGAACTTGTTGTAAGCCATCTGTGTCACCTCATCGACACCGATGTATGCGTATTGTTTACCCTGCATACGGTCATGGAAGCTCTGGTAGTCGTCGTTGTGGTACGAGAATTTCAGCCACCCTCCGCTGTTGAAGTTCCACGTCATATCGTTCTTCGAGCGGTTGTATGACCCGTATTCCTGGAACAGCTGGCTTGAGGTGTCCGCTATGTCTGCAAGGTCGTCAAGTTCCTTTCTGAGTATGATCGCCCTGAAATTGCTGTCTGTGACGTTGTACAGGGCGTCCATGAGCAGGGAGAACGTCTTCGAGCCGCCGCGCGATCCTCCACCGATGGTGATGTCTGCCTCTGACATGAGCATGTTGTTCTGCCCTCCTGCCTGCGCCACGATGAACCTGTCGCTCCCCTTCTCTATGGCCGTTTTGCGCAAAGGTTCCACTTCCGACTCGTCCATGAGCAGGAAACCCGAATCTCTCAGGAAGTCCGTGAACTCTGCTCCGCGCTCCCTGACAAGGCTGAAGTCTATATCCTGTGTCTGTGTCATACCAAAAAAGCCGCATGAAAATTCTTCCACACGGCTTGAAAAAGCTCTTTTTGTTCCAATTATTGGTGCAAAAATAGTGATTTTATACAAAAATATCCAATTTTATGGAAAAATTTCCCTGTTTATGTTTGTAAATTGTATGAAAATACATACCTTTGCGCTGAAACCAGTACCACTTATGCTTCGTATAAACGCTGAAATAGACTCTGAGCAGGGGGCGAAAAGCACGAATTTCGCCAAATGCCCGAAATGCGGGCAGATACTGTTCGATGTAGAGTCGGTGAGGGGTTACCTCCAGTCGAGGTGTATGTGCAGGAGATGCAGGACCTACATAAAGGTCGAAGTGGTTGGCAACTGATGTTATGACAGATAAAGCCTGGGAGCTTTGGTGAAAGACACCGATGCTCCCTTTTTTTATAACATAAACACAAGGAATATGGAAATCGAAAAAATCGTTTCTACCGTGCAGGAAAGACTCGGAAAAACCGACGTTTCCGCGCAAACCATCCAGAAAGCAGTAGAGTTCAGGAACTCCGTAGCCCCTCTTGGCGAAGGAGTGGAGCCGGATGATGCCTATTTCACGGGAATCGTGAATCTTGCCAAGGATTTTCAGGGTAACATCAACTTCCTGCTTGCTGGCAAGGCGGAGGAGTGGAAGAAAAACTTCAAGTTCGATGCCGAAACAATCAAGAACATGAACGACGGTCAGCTTGCCGAAATCAAGAAGCTGATAGAGGGTGCCAAGACACCTTCTCCTGAAAGCGAAGAGGTCAAGAACCTCAAAGCACAGATAGACGCCTTGACATCAAGGCTTGACAGCAGCGACAAGACCAAGCAGCAGGCGGAACTCCTTGCAAAGGTGAAAAACGCCATGAAGGGGCAGAAGGCCACCGACGAGTATGTGCTTGAACAAACGCTCAAGGGTGTGGAACTCGATGTGACAAAGACAGTAGAGGACCTCACCAAAGAGTATCTGGCGAAGTACGATGCCGAATACCTCAGATGCCGTGGCGGCGGTGCGCCTCCCCGTTTGTCAGGTGGTGGCGGTGCAAGCTCTGAGACCGAACTTGACAAGGCCTTCAAGAAGAAGGCGCAGAAAGAGGGATGGGGCAGGAAGAACTGAGCCGAATCAACAGAATTATTAACACAAACACTTGAAGCAAATGAAGAATCAAGTTTTTCAGACCGGTAACACCTTCGATGCTCAGAGTTTCACAATGGGTCATGCCCGTAAGGTATGGCGCAGAATCTACGAGCAGTGGCCTGGTACCGGCAGAATCAAGAATGTTTCCGATTTCGTGAGTGCAGGTATCATCCGCGCCGGTATGGCAGTAGTGAAGGATGATACTCAGGGTGCTGACGAGCAGGATTACAAAGCACTGAAATGGTCTGACATCACAACTGCCGCCGCTGGCAGTGGTGTTGATACTCTTGGAATCATCGGTTTCTTGCAGGAGGATGTTCCCGTTATCAACGCGGACACCTTTGCAACCTGCACGGTGATTAAGAAAGGTGAGATTTACGGATATATGCTTGGTGACACCCCCGAGCAGGCCGCTGCTGTTGCAACCGCCCTCAAGGGTATGACCGTCAAGCTGAATGGTCCAAAGGTCGAAATCGTGTAAGTGTTTAACGTAAAGAAGAAAGGAACAAGGATATGAGAACAATTCCAGTTACTTTAAGAGACATGATCAATCTTGGCATGTACGGTCAGGATTGGCAGACCTTTGTTGACCACTACGAGGAGAAGTTCGACGCAATCACCATTGACGGTTTCGAGTTCGACCCCGTAAGTATCGGCTACACTTGGACGCAGATGCTGGCAAAGGTCGGAGCGCAGGTGCTCCCCACCTATGTTGACCCTGAGTCCGAAGGTTTCGAGAAGCCTCTCGGCCAGTTGGAAGGCAAGACCGGCAACGTGCCTACGCAGAAGCTGTTCTACTCTGTGAACCGCGTTATCCTGCGTGAGAAGATGCAGCTTGTGCAGAAGTACGGCAATGCCGTGATGGATGATGAGATGCGTGAAGTGATGTTCGGATTGCTCGATGAGGGCACCGACGGACTCATCCAGTCATTCTACAATGCGCTGAACCATCAGCGTCATCAGATTGTCTCCACAGGCCAGTTCACCATCAGCGCCACCAACAACCCACGCGGTTACAAGGGCGTGACCATCGGTTTCAACATGCCTTCCGCCAACAAGGATGTGCTGACAGGCGAATACCAGTGGTGGAAGAACGCAGAGCATACCGTTGAAGGTAGCCAGTCAGACCCTCTGGGTTATCTGGCAAAGCGTGTGAAGGCTATCCGCAGAGACCTGCACTACAACGGTCCTCTGAAGGCTGAGTTCGCCCGTGACACATGGGATGACTTCCTCGGTCACAGCAAGGTAGTCAGTGTGCTTGCAAACTGGATTTACCGCAATGTCGCAAGTGACAGCGCACGTTCAGACATCGCCCGTTTCACCGATGATGATGTGATGAAGGACGCTGTACGCAGAATCATCAAGGTTGACGAGATTGCCATCCAGGACACTTACGCCTATGTGAGCAAGCCTGGTGTGAACGCTCTCGGCGAGCCTGACTTGGTGGAGGAGAGAATCGACAACTTCGATCCACAGAACGTTGCCTTCGTGCCTACCGGCAAGCTTGGTGGCATTCAGGGTGTGCAGCCTCTGTCTATGGGCTATGATGCCGACAAGGTGGCTTACTCGATGGGCAAACGCCTGTTGATTGAGCAGGAGGATGTTCCTCGTTCTCACTCTATCAACGTGAATGGTGAAATGGGCCAGATTTGCGTTCCTGGCGCAATCCTGCACATGTATATCTCCACCATTGCTCCAAAGACTTCAGGTTCAAGCTCAAGCTCCACAACCTCAAGTTCAAGCGAATGATTAACCCATGAATGATGCTCCTATGGAAGGTTTCGATACAGTCAGCCAGTTTTTGAAAGACATCTGTGAGCTGGTTACGGATTCAGGTGTACGGTATGTGTGCGCAAAGCGCAGGATTGAGCCTGATACGCCTTACGCCGAGTTGTCGGAAAGGGATGCTGACCTTGCCGAGGGTACGATGTACTATTGGCTTGCGAGCCTTCCTGTAGGAGGGGGCACCGAGAAGGTTGCCGATGGAGGATGGTCTCATTCGGAAGGAGGGTGGCAGGTATCTAAGGCTAACATCGACGAATGGAAGAAGAGATACCTTGACCTGTATTCCAAGTGGGACGAGCCTCTCCTCGGCAATTCGAGGATACGCATTCTTAACTGGTAGCGATATGGGCAGGCTTGCAAAGGACTTTCCGAGATTTCCGCACCGTTGCACGGTATATACGATGCAGGAGCCTACGGGCTTTGAGACGGAGCAGGAGATAGCCGCCTTGAAGAAGGTGGTCTGGCAAGGCCGTTGCCGCAAGGAGAGCAACACTTCCGTGCGCACGTTCTACGGGTCTGACCATGTTCTGAAAAGCGACTACAGGGTGCAGCTCGGTTCATTGGTCGGCGGTAAGCTGCCTGGTGATGAGGATGCCGCCCCTGACGGGCGCTATGGTGAGGAATGCGGTGCTGTCACCGATGTTCCCAAATCAGGGATGTTCGTCGATGTGTATGAGAGGGACTTGGCAGGCGAGTGGGATAAGGCCGTTGCAAACGGTGTTCCCTCTGCATCGCATGGATCAAGTTCTTCGGATGAGGGGATTGCCCCATCCTGCACATTGAGGCTGAACGATACTTATAAGGGTGGTCTTGGGACAACCCTCTATTGTGACGAATATAAGACGTGATGCCATGGCAAACAGGTATAACAGAAAGGCTGTCTTGGGTGCATTGAGGGACATGGTTCTTACCGTATGTCCTGACGTGCATACGACCAATCGTGAGACGGTAAAGGGGACAAGCGACAAGTTTGTCATTATCAGGTTGCCGCAAGGCATCACGCCCTATGCAGACACGCACAACACCGCTTATGTGCAGTTCCAGCTTTATGCCAAGGACATTGCCAACGGTGTTGAAAGCGTGGAGCGAATGGAGTCGCTGATAGACGGGGTGTGCGGACTGCTTCCGTTCAGTACAGATCTGATAAGTTGCAACGAGAAGCCTGTTCTTCTTGGCAGCATGTCTGACGGTATGGGGTATCATTCGTGTGTGATGCAGTTCAATATAGTTATTAAGGTTTAAACATAAACACAAAGATTATGGGTGTAACAATATCTACCAAAAAGGAGAATCTGCACAAGATTTTCGACAAGGTGAACAGGGTGTATTACTTCCCTGATGCTACCAAGCCTTTGGCTGAACAGACTGGCGGCATTGAGTTTCCCGTTCTGAACGGTGGTGTCACCTTTGACACTGGTGCCGCTAACAAGAACGATGTGGAGCTTACCGACGGTGTGCTGTGGGCGAGCAAGGCCACGAAGGGTGATTCAAACATCGCCTTCCAGGTGTCGAGCGTTCATGACACCATCAACGACCTGCTGATGGAGAAGAAGACCTCGGAAGCTGTTTCCGTGGAGTTTGAAGGCAAGACCTACACCGGTAACGGCTATGGCCTCGGAGTCAAGAAAGTGACCGGTGCGCTGCTCATGGAGAGCGAGGACAAGACTACCCTTGTATATCTTCCCAACGTTGAGATGTATGCTTCTTTCAACGGCGAGGGAGGTGATGATTCAACGGGCTATTACAACGTGCTTGTAACACCGATGCCTGATTCCACCGGTGCGTCATTCTATCCTCTGAGTCTTGAAGGCTCAAGCTCAAGCAATTGATTGGGTCTCTTCTGAATACGCAAATGGGGGCGGGCGGTTATCCGCCTTGCCCCTCTTTTTTATATAATACGGCTTATGAAAAAAGATGTAGTGATAATACATTACAACACACCTGAGTTGACGAGCGCCACTATCCGTTCACTGAACAAGACTACGGAAGGATGTCAGGTCATAGTGTTTGACAACAGCGACAAGAGGCCTTTTGTCAATACCTTTGATAATGTCACATATATTGACAACACGAAGGGGCAGATTATCAACTTCGGGGAGTGGTTGAAAGGATTTCCCGACAAGGTTAAGACTACCAACGATTGGGCAAGTGCCAAGCACTGCTACAGCATCCAGTGGTTCGTCAACAAGCGCAAGAATCCTTTTGTGCTGATGGACTCGGACGTTCTGATAAAGAAAGACATCACCTGTTTCTGGAATCCCGAATACGCATACGTCGGAGAGGTGGCGAAGAATGTGAAACGCCTTGGAGAGTGCCATGACAGGCTGTTGCCTTTCCTCTGCTATGTCAACGTGCGCATGATGCACAACAACGGTGTGTCATATTTCAACCCCGAAAGGATGTATGCCTTGACAAAAGATGTTCCAGGTATCGGCTATGACACAGGAATGTGGTTTGCCGAAGACTGCGCATCGCACGGACTGCCGAAACTGGAAATCGGCATAGGCGAATACATCGTACACTTCAAGGCTGGGAGCTGGAAGAATAAGGATGCGTCTCTATGGCTAAGACAGAATAAGGATTTGTGGAAGTAGTATGAAGGTGGCGTTGGTGGCTATCGGGCGGCTTGAAAACGACTATGCCCGTGAGTTTGTGGAACACCATCTTGGGATAGGTTTCAATAAAGTGATTATCTACGATAACAATCATCGTGGAGAGGAACGCTTTGAGGCGGTACTACAAGACTATATAGATAATGGTAATGTGGTGATAGTCCCATATCGTGATATAGAGCGGGCGCAGCGTAATGCCTATAACGATGCCTATGCGCGTTTTTCTTCGGAATACGACTGGATAGCCTTCTTTGACTTCGACGAGTTCCTTTGTCTTCCTGACATAGAATCACATGGAGCGGTTGATAGCTTCTTGCAAAGAATACCAAAAGAGTATCATGTTGTTATGATACCTTGGTTGATAATGACGGACAGCGGATTGGTGAGGAATGACGGAAGGCCTTTGATGGAGCGTTTCACCGAGTACCTTGTACATCCATCTACACTTGGTAAATGTATTGTCCGTACAGGTATTACAGATCTTCGATTCGTCAAGAGCGTCCATGTCCCGAGCAAGCCGATACTAAAGTGCTGTACGCCATTATTAGAGCCTACAGGGCAGAATAAAAGACAGCCGCAGGATACAAGTGTGGCATACTTAAAGCATTTCTCAACGAAGACTATTGAGGAATGGGTGACAAACAAATGGAAGAAAGGTGCGGCAGGTGTTACATACGCGAAGTTCAAGGAGCAGTACAAAGACTACTTCTTCCGCTTCAATGAACGAACGGCAGAGAAAGAGGCATTTATTAATAATAACAAGCAATGATATACACGAGTTTTGAAGATATGGCGAGCGTTATACGTACGAATCTATGGAAGATCCCGTATGATGTTGACCTTATAGTTGGTGTACCTCGTTCAGGAATGATACCTGCGCTGATGATAGCCGAACTGATGAACAGGCGTTGCGCAGACCTTGACGCATTCATTGAAGGTAGGGAAATGTCGTGCGGCAACAGACAACGCTTCATGACAAACGCAGGTAAGGCAGGTAAGGTGTTGGTAATTGATGATACGTATTACAGCGGTGACGCAATGCGCAAGACAAAGGAACGCCTTGCTCCGCTTGAAGGCAAGTACGAGATACTCTACGGCTGTGTCTATGCAGAGGGGAGAAAGGCAAAGAATGCCGTTGATGTCTGGCTCTACGATATATGGCGGCCAGGCGAGAAGATGTGGCTGTATGAATGGAACATCATGCACCACTGGCCGAAGAAGACCGATGTGAGTATGTGGGATGTTGACGGACTGCTCTGCAAGAACCCACCTGACGACAGGGACACCAAGGCTTATGAAGAATACCTGCCCAATGCAGTACCGATGATCATACCCACCACAAGGATAGGTGCGTTTGTAACCTATCGCCTTGAAAAGTACCGTGGCGTGACCGAGGGGTGGATGAAGAAACACGGTATAGAATACGGGCAGTTGCACATGTTCAACGCACCTGACAGGGATGCGAGAAACGGCACGATGAGTCCCGCGAAGTTCAAAGCGCGGATATATAGGGATGCGGCTTGGGCGCAATTGTTCTGCGAGAGCGATGCCGATCAGGCTGAAAAGATTTTCAAGAGGACGGGAAAGCCGGTGTTCTGTTATGAGAACGGGCAAATGTATATGTAAGTTATGGCAATAGACTATGTAGTTCCGATGGTGTTCAATGACGACCCGTTGTGGCGCAAGGACTTCGGGAAAGTCAACGGGATGTACAACGAGAACAACCTCCTTGAATTTGTGAGATACCGCAGTTGGGGTACTGAGCACCAGCTGGTAAGGTGTGTGAGGAAGTTCATGCCGTTCGTGCGTACCATATATATAATATTGGCAAGGGAGAGCCAGAAAAGGCCTTGGATGGATGAAGAGGGTGTGCGTGTGGCCTATCATCGGGACTTCATGCCGCCAAAGTACCTTCCCACGTTCAACAGCCGTGCGATGGAGATGTTCCTGAAAGATATACCAGGGATAAGCGAGACATTCCTTTACGGGAATGATGACATGTTCCCCCTGTCACCGCTTTCCGAGAACGATTTCTTTGTGGATGGTGTTCCGTGTCTGCACCATACCGAGAAGGCTTTCCCGACAGAGCCGAACAACTTCCATCTGGCTGCAAGGAACGGCCTTAACTTCGTGGCGAAGGAGTTCGGAAAGCATTACACCGGCACATGGTTGAAAGGAGGGCACAGCATAACACCGATGTTAAGAAGCACATGGAGGCATCTGTGGGGGATCGGGGGTACGGAGATAGCGTACAGCATAAGTCCGTTCCGTGAGCCGAAGAACTTCAACCAGTGGCTTTGCCCGTGGTGGCACCACCTGTCGGGCAACTACATAGACCATGCCCCGAAGCGCATCTATGCCAGCGTGAGGAAGAGTGTGGAGGATGTGGTGAACATCATAAGCTCCGAAGAGCCTGGTATCGTATGCGTGAATGACAACGAGTGCGAATGGGACTACAGGAAATACGCCCGTGCGGTGAGTGATGCGATAGAGAAAGTACTTGACAAATAATATATAATGTATGGACAGAGTGATAAAAGATGCCACACGTGAGGATAAGGAAGAACTGCTAAGTGTGGTCAGGAACAAAGCGGATGTGGTAATGGTAAGAGGCAGGAAATTCAATGTGAGGTGGATGCACCCGGCTACGGATGATTGGATTTCCGACCTTTTCACACGGAAAGGGAATGACGGTAAGATATTGTGTCAGGCAGCGGCATTGATTGCACTTAACGGGTTCTGGAAGTGCCATCTTGCCTACTGGATTGTTTGGCGTTGGTATTACTATGTAAGGCAGTACACCTCTGAGGAACTCATGCCTTTGTTTGAGATGGCTCAAAAAAAAACGGCGCAGGAGGAACTTCCGGCATACTTACGCGCTATGACATTGTTAACCGTGTTGAACACGACAAACAAGCAAAAGACAAAGGAGGAAGCAGAGCGTTTCCTTCAAGAACTACGTACGGACAGAGATGGGAAATCGCCCAAAAACACGGAATAGACACCGGTCCGCTGAAGCTGTTCGGAATACCTATAAGTGGCATGATGTACTATGTGGACTGGATGCTCACCAATGCGCAGCTTGAACTTATAGTTTCTGATGTAAGTGTCGTGGACTATGACTACGGAAAAAGGAATAACAGGAAACGCAAGAAAGGCGATTTTGACGATACACCTGCGGACAAGACGAGTATCATGGAGGCCAACGATAAATGGATTGCCAGATACGGGACAAGCGGGGATGCAGGGAAAGGGCTGTCGATAAAAGATATTCTCGGTAAGAGTGTAAAAACAGATGTTGGTATAAAAATAGACTGATTATGGATGATATTCATTGCTTGAAATTCAAGAAGGGTGACGGGAATGTGGTGAACTCGTTCACCCAATGGGGTATAGTGTGTGCGTCTGTGCCTTTCAAGGCAGGAGGATCGGTAAAGGAGCTTCCTGAGAACGACTGGTATGACGAGCATGGTACAGATGTGTATATACCTGCCAAGACCATGTTAGAGGCGTATGATGCAGAGTTTGTCATGGCATACAAGGGGCAGGAATTGGCGACGAATCCGTTCGACCTTGACTTGGCACTTACGCAGATCACCGCTTTCAAGAAATGGCTTACCGGCAATGACACCGAGAACGGAAGCGGCGCTGAACTCAAGATTTATTCTCCCTATTCCACCATCGGAAGGCAGGGCTGCTACCTGAAATCCATTGATGATGAGAACCCTATAGTCATGACAAAGGAAGAGAACGGCAACCTGTACCATGAGAATGTTGTGACTTTCAAGGTGACGTTCCGTGTGACAGACCCGATAACAAACGTTGTGTTGTCATGAGCGGTAACAATGATGTACTTGACACGGGCTTTGCCAAAGGGTTGTCGTTGATAAGGCAGACAATAGTCGGGAGCCTTACGGAAGCCGCCTACAAACTGCTTCTTACGGCAGAGTGGGAGAAAGAGTATCACAACCTTACAGGAAACACGTTTACCTCCTATATGGTGGGAATATATTACAACCGTTCGCTTGTGAGGATAATCAGCGTGTATGACGCCGACTTGTCATTAAGAAGGCCTGTAAGGGGTAAATTGTGGAGAGGTAGTGGAATCGGCACAATCTATGTTGAGGACTACGACAGCGGCAAAATGGTACCCGTGAAGAAATATCGCCTGATTGACACTGACAAGGACTATGGCGAGAACACCTCGCGCAATTTCCTGCGTTCGTACAGACCGAGCGATGATATAGAGTTTGTCATGTGTACGGGCACAGAATATTCGCAGCTCCTTGAAACCGTGAGACACCTTGATGTGCTGACTGGTACTTTCATGGAAGCGCCGAAAATCATAAACAACAGTTGGAAAAGAATACCTGATTGATAAATCGGGGGATGGAAATAAAAAAATCCCCCGACTTTTATAGAATAAGGACACCACTCGCTTATTATATAATGCCTACCTGGGGCGTGTCGGGGGAATATACCCTTAAACACTCCAGATAGGCATTTTTCGTATATATACAAGAGTGGTGTCTGGGTGCAAAGATAACAAATAAATACTATTTGCACTATGAAAGTGGCAGAATTATTGCAGTTGAGCGGTGGAATTTTGAAAACACTGCATGAAACAGGGGTTAAAATGAAGGATTATGACTACTTGCCCTTGTATATGGATTATCTGAGAATGTTGAATCTCGGAGAGAAAACCACATACATCATCGCTACCCTTTCGGAGAGGTACGGGATGTGCGAGAGAAAGGTGTATCAGATAGTTAGAAGGATGAAGAAGGACTGCAAGATAACGTGCAGTTGAAGTGTGTTCCATTGTTTATCCAATGAATTTCATGTTGGTAAATTTGTGGTTGTCGGTGCGCACGACGAGGAAACAATTTATTAACAACAAAAAATCGTTTTATATGGAACTCAATGACTACTTATCTATGAAGGCTATGGAGAACCACAGCCTTACTCCCTATGAGCAGGTGAAATTGGACCACATGACAGCCAAGAGCCACACAAGCGGAATCGGTGTGGCAGGTTTGGTGCTTGGTACCGTAGGTACTGCCGCAGCCATCGGCGCATGGATTTTCGGTCCTATGTATGGCAATGCCAAGGCTAACCAGGCCAAGGAAGTGGCTGTAGCTGCCAAGGAAATTGCCGCCTTGCAGAACAATGCTACCCAGCGTCAGCTTGACCAGTTGACAAGCCTGCTTTCCGCAGAGCGTCAGGAGCGTATTTCGGGCGATGTGACCTTGAACCAGACCATTACTGACACCGTGAGCGGAAGCCAGCAGGGTCAGCTGACCGCACAGCAGCAGGCCGAGTTGGCCGCTTCACAAGTTGCCACCCAACAGGTGATGACAGGTCTCATGACAGGCCGATACTCCGAGAATCCTCAGCGTGTGGCATTGTATCGTGATGCGACTCCATGCCCATGCCCTGCAGGTGGATGCGGATGCAATGGCTAAATGATCATGCAAGGTTACGGATAACTCCGTAGCCTTGTTTCCTATAAATCTGATTAAAATGTTTTGGTTCAACACTAAGGAAAGGAAAGCGAAGATGGAGTTTATAAAGAACTTTGTGCCCACAAGCAAGGCACAGCTTTTGCAGGTTGCAATGTTTCTGAACAAGGGCGACATAAACAAGGCGCAAGAAATGTTCGACTTCTACGCAAGAAACCTTGAACTTCCCGACTTTGACCCTGTACAGCCTACATGGATAGACAATACCAAGGCAACTTTCAACGGTGTGTTCTCGTGGATAAAGGAGAACAGGGAAGAGATAGCGCAAGGTTATGAGTTCATCAGGGCTGTGATTCAAAACAAAGGTGAGCTACCTCCAGTGGTCCCCACTGACACCTCTCCGCTTCCACCAATTAACGAATAGTGTATATGAAAGGGTTTGAGATAAAGTTCAACATCTACGCTGACAGCGAGGAAGAGGCGAGAAAGGCTGAAACGGCCATAAAGGGGTTCATCAGTGAACATGCCAAACACGGGCGAGCCGTGACAGGAGAGAAAATATCCAAGGCAGTCGGAAGCTGGCAAGCCAATCCTTTTGTGAAGAGCCAGATAATAAACTATTTCAGTTAGTATGGAACAGAATCAGTTTCAATGCACGGGCGACTGCATGAAATGCTCAGTGTCGCAACGCCAGTACTGCGCATGTCAGCACACTTACAACATGATGAGGACGGTGATGGGAATCAAAACCGTTGTCGAAAGTATAGTTGGCATTGTGGAAGAACTGAAAGCAAAGGCCGGCAACGATGAACAGGTGTTCAATCCTGCGGCTGTAGTGCTTTGTGCAAGCGAATCACAGGAAGGGGGCGGTGAAGAAGAAATAGACCCCCAAGACAGTTTAACAGAATAAAAGTAATCATTATGGGATGTTTAGATAATTGTAATTGCAAAAACGGTGCGGATGTGCTGGACTTCCTGACCCCTGCACCTGGTGGTACTGAAGCCAACGCCACTTATATAATAGGTTTGACGCACTATACTTGCGGAAACCGCAACATGCTGCTTGCAGACCCTGTACACCCCGTTACCTCCAGTCTTACGGCCACCCCTATAGGGACGCCTGTCGATCTTGGTAACGGTGTGCTTTGCCAAGAGTGCCAGATAGCTGGTACGGTGACATACAAGCCTTGCAAAAGTTGTGAGCCTCGGACTGAATATGTGAGCAAGCGACTGTGCTTGCCTTGCTCAGATGCTACATCGCCTGTGCTTGCCATCGGTACGGTGGCCGCCTCTCCCAAGCCTATAACGGTGTATCAGTACGATGGTCAGTGTGGATGTTGCCAAAGCACCAAGACCTGTACCAACCAGATTGCCATAACCACGAGCATCAACGTGACACCTGCGGCATGAGTATGAGTTGGAATGACATCGCAATGATACTTTTTGCCTGCACTGCGGCTAACCACTTGGGGCTTGTCGGTGCTATTGAGGAACACATCGGGTTTAAGCTGCCTATAATGGACTGCTGCAAGTGCTTCTCTTTTTGGTGTACCTTCTTCTATCTGTGTTATTGCGGAGAGAGGCTGACGGTATTGTTTGCGGTGTCATTCTTTAATGCCTACCTTGCCGTATGGTTGGAGCTTGGTATGGGATATATTGACACTTTATATAACAGGATATATGGAAAGATTTACTCAACAGATGATACAACCCCTGACGGAGCGTAGTGTGCCAAAAGCACCGTGTCCGAAATGCAGGGCAGCACAGGACAAAGTTTTGCCCGAAAAAGTCAAACCAACTAAAAAAAGAAAGAGATGACAACGGAAGAAATGAAAAAAGAGTTCTATGCACTCTACAACATGATGGCAAACTCCAATGACGTGTCTTTCATGCGCATCTTCGGCAACGTACACAAGGAGATGATGGATTGGATGATTGCCAACAAGCCTGACATTGCACAGGAGATGATAGACAAGCTCGAAAGCATACGATGGAAGAACTATCTTACGCCAAAGGAGGCCGAGAAGATAGTCTCAGGAATGAATCCGAAAGCACCTTGGAGCCGTGAGCAATGGAAACAGACTATGGAACAGAACGGCTACGATTTGGAGCGTGAGCCTTGCTATAACCGCTGTGCCTTGTACACCACCATGAACATGATCATGTCCGACTCGTCGGAAACCTTGTCGAGATACGTTGATGGAAGCGACCTGTTCAAGGTGGTTTACGAATTGGCGGTTGACAAGCTCACGGACAAGGATGCCAAATTCAACATCAGGGCATACTTCCATGTATGACCTACGTTGACTACATAAGGCTTAAAGCTCTGAGGGAGGCGTATGACAAGCTTCCCGAGGACGAGAAACGTGTACTTGCCAGCCGTGCCTTGGAAGAACAAAGGCACAGGGAGGTCATGGCTATGCTCGGGGAGCAGCGTGACCAGATTTCCCGTGTGGCTCAGAAGGTGAACAGGCAGAGTTGGTGGACGGATTTCTCCTCAGACATTCTTGCCAACTTCACCACCGATGCAGTGATATATATCCTCTCGAAGTGCATGAAAAGAGTCTGAAACAAACATGAAGAAGAAGTTGAAAACTAATATGGGCACTGCACCCCTTGCCGTTTTCCTGTGTGCGGTGGACGGATGCAGTGATTTCGTTTTCAGCAGGTTCGTACATCTGTTGTGAGCGGATAGGCTCAGTATTGGTAGGGTGGGGAATCTCACCCTTTTGGAGTTCATAAATCACTAAAATCTTTGGAGATAGGGAAATAATATATATCTTTGCAGAAGATAAAGCCAAGAGCCTTGGGTGAAACCTCGGCTCTTTTTTTTGTATAACACAATCACATGTAGAATTATGGCAAATCTTGGCACACTTGAGTTCAGTGTAAAGCTGAAAAACGAAACCGAAAAACAAGCGGAAGATATAAAGAGGAATCTGCTCACGAAGTTGTCTATTGACTACGACAAGTCTTCGTATGAAACCATGATAAACAACCTTCGGAATGCAATATCCAAAGAGAGTTTCCAGGTGAAGATAGAAGCGGATGCTAACGCGGCAAGACAGGCCGTGCAGTCCGCATTGACATCTGTAGGTAAGTCAGGACAGGCTGTTGTTGGTCTTGACCTTGGCAGCTTGCAAGGTGTATCTGGTATCAAGGCGCAGATAATCAGTCTTGACAGGGATATTCTAATGTGCAAGGCTAACATAGCAGACTACAAGAAAGAACTTGACAGTGTTTCCAAGACTTATGGAAAAACATCTGCACAGGCAAAACAGTTACAAGATGCACTGAAAAGGGAAAACGCTGTTCTTTCTGAGTTGACAAGACAACGAAAGGTTGCTGGTATAGAGCAGAGGGAAATGTCTCTTGCAATAAGTGAGAGTAGAAAGGCTACAAAGGCAGCAACAGAAGCCGCCAAGGAGAACAGCAAAGCTACAAAAGAAAGAACCGCTTCGCATATTCGCCTGAACGGGGAGTTGCTGAATGGAATAAGAGTAAGCGCCGACTTGAAAGATGCGTTTACCTCGCTGTATTCCGTACACATGCTTCGGGAGTTTCTTGAAAATGTGATTGAGATAGGTGGCCAGTTGGAAAAGCAGCGTGTGAGCATGGGTGCCATACTTGGTGATACCGCCAAGGCCAACGTGCTGTTTGAGCAGATAAAGGAAATGGCAGTAAGGTCGCCTTTTGGAGTGGTTGAACTTGACCAGTACACCAAGCAGCTTGCCGCCTACGGTTTCGAATACAACGAGCTGTATGACATGATAAAGCGTTTAGCAGACATTTCGGCAGGTGCTGGGCAGGACATTTCAAGGCTTACCCTTGCCCTTGGCCATGTGAAAAGCCAGACATACCTCACGGGCTATACACTTCGCCAGTTTGCCATGAACAATATCCCTATGCTGAAGATGCTGTCTGAGTACTACTCTGAACTGGAAGGTACGATGGTTACCACAGCGCAGGTTCAGAAACGTATCAGCGAACACAAGGTAAGCTACGAAGATGTGATAGAGCAGATACGCAGGCTTACTGATGAGGGAGGTAAGTTTTATAACTTGCAGGACAAGATTGCCGATACCGTAGCAGCAAAATGGAAGAACCTGCGTGACGCATTCTCCATCATGTACGGAGATATGGCAGAAGGCCAGATTGGTGATGCGCTCAAGGTTACCGCCGAATGGCTTACAAAGATGGCATTGAGCGGAGAGAAACTTGTGTCCGTTATCCTTGCGCTTGCCGCAGGTATAGGCACTTATAAAGCTGCGCTTGTCGCATTGTCTGTGTATCAGAATGCTTCGATTTGGATGAACGAAGTGTCGCGCTTACTGATGGCCCGTAATGCAATACAAAGCCTTACGGTGGCGACAAGAGCGCAGATAGTAGCCCAACATGCCCTCAATGCTGCCATGAAATGGAACTGGGTTGCAATCGGTGTTGCTGCTCTTGCTGCACTCGCAAGTGCATACCTCCTGCTTCATGAAAGTACAAGGACGTTGGAAGAAGTGCAACAGGACTTTAATGAGGAAATACAGAAAGAACATGATTTGCTTGAGAGGGAGCAGAAAGCCGCACAAAGCTATGCAAAGACCATGACCGACACAACAAAGTCGATGGAGGCAAGACTTTCGGCATACGAAAATCTACACAAGCTATACCCAGAATATTTCAATGACATAAGCAAGGAAGTAGCCTTGAATATGACGCTTGAAGAATCGTTGAAGAGAGTTAACGAGGAGGCGAGGAAAAAAGCATTGCAACAGGCACAGAATAGATTAAACGAAGCTTGGTGGAAGAGAAGGGTTGCGGAAAACGAGTTCACAATGCCAACAAACTTCACTGGTGCGTTCAGTTGGCTTAATCCTCTTTACAATTTTGCCGGAATAGGCACTGAGGCAAGACAGGCTGAGATTGATGCGCTGAAGGAAGAGGAAAGACTTGCAGAGGAGTATTATAATAGTCTAAAAGAATACGATGATAAAATTACAACTATACAACAGGAGCGTTGGTACAAGGATTCTTCTGCTTTGGCTGGTTCTTTCAAGAACCTTCTTCCGAATGAAGGAGAGACAAGGGATGATTATTTCAGCAGGATAAAGTCGCATCTCAAAGACCTGCAAGGGCAGATTGAAGATTTGAACAAGACTTCCGTTGCCGCACAAGAGGTGTTGCCAGGGCTTCAGGATGAACTTGCTGCAACCGAGAACATCTATTATAACGCACTCGGTGGTGCCAAAGTAACCACCAAAGCGGAAACCAATGCGGAAAAGGAAGCAGAGAAAGCACGTAAGGAAGCAGAGAAACTTGCCAAGGAGCAGTTGAAACTTGCCGTGAAGGAGATGGAAGACTACATCAAGCAGGAGAGCGGGAAGTTCAATCTCTACAAGACCTTGTTTGAGCAGACGGGCGACAAGGAGTTTGCGAGCAACGCTTTCAAGAACGGTCAGATTTGGGACAGCTATGCCGAAGGGCTGAGAGATAAACTGGAAGAAATCGTCGGCTCTCCTGTGAAAGACTGGAACATGACGCGCAGCTTGGCTGAAAGCCTGTTCGGGGAGGACACCCCTGCATTGAAACTGTATCAGGAAATCGTGGAGCATATAGGCAACAACTGGACTGAAAGCCTGAAAGAGGCAGGGAATGCCATGCAGGCCATCATGACCAATGAGCAAAAGATTGCAAGACTTGAGAGTCAGATAGCCGAATGGAGGGCAGATGTGAGTGGTGCTGACCATACCGCTCAGATAGCACAGGCAACAGATGAGATAACCAAGCTGAAAACGGAACTGTTCGCCACACTGCCTGTATATGATCAGATATTCGGCGACACTGCAAAGCGTTCCATTGCTTCCATCAAGGAAGGTATCAGACAGTTGGATGAACTGATAGCCAATGGCGTGCAGTCTGACGACAAGAAGAGTGTCATATCATCCTACATTGACTCTGATGGTGAGAAGCATGATGTGAAGATTACCATTTCCAAGTTCGGGGAGTTGAGAGAGCAGGGCGAGAAACTCTTTGACGCATGGAGGGACAAGAATCCGTTCAGCCTGTTCAAGGTTTCATGGGAGAAACTTATGAACACGATTAGAAGCGATGATGCGAGCGTGGAGGATAAGACGGAGGCATGGGCGGAATTTTCGCTTACACTTGCCTCCTGTGCGGATATAGCCGAGGATTTGGCAGGGAAACTGAGCGATGTGCTTGATGCGGCAGGACTTGGGGGATTGTCTGAATTGACCGACTATTTGCAGAAAGGGTTTGATTCCATCAGCAACATTGCCAAGGCTTATGCGACTAATGGCGAGACAGGTGCTATAATCGCTGGAGTTGGGGAGTTGTTCTCTTGGATTGGAGGTTTGTTTACCGCACATGACGACAATCTTGATGAGAGAATACAGAAATCTGCCAATGAGGTGAAGAAGCTACAGAACGAGTACAGGAATCTGGTATGGATAATCGAGAGACAGCTTACCAAGGTGACCAAGGAGCAGTCTTCAGAGCTGATGGCCAACCTTGTGAAACAACGTCAGGAACTGGAGAGGCAGCGTGAGCTTGAAGAAAGGAAAAAGAAAAGCGATGCGTCTAAACTGACCGACTATGACCAGCAGATAAAGGAGATGAACCAGCAGATTGCTGATTTCTATCGTGAACTCGCCGATTCAAGGTATGGTATCAACATAGACAGTTGGGCAGATCAGATAGCATCTTCCATCACTAAGGCGTTTGCCAAAGGCGAGGATGCAGCAGTGGCTTTCAAGGATACGGTTGCTGACATCATGGAAGGTGTGGTGGATGATATATTGAAGATAAATGTTGTCAAGCCGGCCATGAGCGGTCTGAATGAACTTTTGTTTGGCATTACCAGTACAAACTCAGAGGAGGGCATCGAGATAAGCGCCAATGAAGCGGTAGAGCTCGCAGAGGCGCTTGCCGATTTGCAGGACAAGGTGAACAGCGGAAAGACAATATATGATGTTGTGGCAAATGCCATGAGGGCGCTTGGGATAACATCGTCCTCAGATACGGCAAGCAAAACATTGTCCGCAAGTCAGAAAGGAACAACCGAGGCTACAAGCAACCTCCTTGCAAGTTATGTGAATGCCGTAAGGGCTGACATGAGTGCGATACGTGAACTGATTGAAAGGAGTATGGGTGCAGATGAAAGCCCTATCGCGCAGGCGCAGTTGCAGCAGCTTGAAGTGATTGCAAGGAATACGGCGCAGACAGCCGATAACACAAGTTCGATTTCGGACATATTCACGATACTGAGACGCACGGTTGATGGTGTATATTCATTTCATGTGGCATAATTTTGCGTTTCTTTTTGTAGATTTGAATAAATTATCTATTTTTGCACTGACTAAAAGCCGAAGAGCTGATAGCGGGAAACTGCTGTCGGCTCTTTTTTTTACCAACACATACCCAAAATAAGCACTGAGATGGGAGAATGGAACATATACGGAAATGACGGGCAGGTGAAAGCGTCTGTCAAGAAGTTGGAATACAGCGGCGAGTTCATGGGCGAGCGTTTCATTACGGCCACCGTGAACTCCCCGTCTCCCATTGAATTTTCCGTCGGCGACTACATCACATACAGGAACGAGAGGTTCGCCATCGACTACGACACATCGGTGTTGAAACAGGCGAGACCGAACACGCACGGGGAGGGGTTCGTGTATGAGAACATACGGTTCAACTCCCTACAGCCAGAACTGGTGTACTGCGACTTCCTCGACTATGTGATGTACGACAACCAGGTGCATTTCTCCTCACTGCCCACCTTCAGCTTCTACTGCGAGACCATCACGGCGCTTACAGAGCGCATACAGGCCAACCTGAACAGGCTTTATACGGGTGACAGGAAATGGACCATCACGGTGCATACGGAAAACGTGGACGTGAAGAGGATAAACATCGACGTTGACAAGTACTCCTGCTGGAACGCCCTTGCGCTGGTGAGCGAGAAGTTCAAGACCACGTTCACGGTGAAGGGCAGGCACATAGAGATAGGTGCCGAGACGGGTGTGCTTGGCGGCCTGTTCGAATACGGCAAGGGCAACGGCCTGAAGTCCATTGCAAGGATAGCCGACACGTCAAGGACTATAGTGACGAGGCTCCGTGCGATGGGTTCTACGAAGAACATGCCGCAGAACTACTACCGCAACAAGTACATCAGCGTTTATGCCCCGATTACCGAGGTTCTCGGTCCTTATGAGACGGGTGCGGACATACACACCACCCTTGAGTTCAACAACTGCTTCACGGTCAAGGTGCTCAACTCGGAGGTGCAGTACAAGACCAAGGTCAGCCTTGACAGGAGCCTTTGGGTGCCCGGCATATTCTCGGCAAACCCATCGTGGGTAGGTTACAGCGTGATTACCGTGGGCAGCTACGAGGGGGTGAGTCAGACAGACCTTCAGGCTTTCCTCACCCAGCTCGGAAGCGGCACGTACAACAAGGTGTATTTCTCCACAGGCATCGACAAGGACAAGTGGCCTGACGCATACAAGGTGATGCAGCCCGGCATCCCCGAAGTGTTCGGTGAGACGAGGCTTATGTTGCCGGGCTATCCCGAAACAACCACCGACCCGTATATAGACAGCGACAACATATCGTTGTACGGAGTTCGTGAAGGTTCGGTGCTGTTTGACGGAAGCGGCGACACCGAGGAGATATTCCCCACGATGGAGGGCATGACCGCTGACGAGGCGAGGGCTGCGGGCGCTACCATAGACCTTGACCCGGGTGACAACGGCAACCTTGACGAGGTTGTGGGTGCCACACAGATAAACGATGACGGACTGCCTCCTGTGTCGGACGACAGCGGCATGGTGTCTGAGTTCACCATCACTTTGAAGGACATAGGCTTCGACATCAACGACTACCTTTCGGGTGACGATGCCGCTATAGAGATGGAGGATGGCAAGTGCGGTGGCCGTGAGTTCAAGATAAGCGCCGTGGAGAAGAGCGGCAACAAGTACATTGTGACTTGCCAACGCACCCTTGACAGTTCACTCAACAGGTATTTCCCCTACAGGGACTACAACATATCGGCAGGCGACAGGTTCGTGCTGCTGAACATCGAGATGCCCGACCTGTACATAGACGCCGCTTCTCAGAGGCTTCTTGCAGCCTCCAACGAAACGCTTGCGGGTTTGGACCACGGACTGATAACCGTTGAGCCTAAGATAGACAACATCAGGGCCAAGCGCCATGACGACGCAATTGATGCAGGCGAGAGCGGTGACAAGGTGTATGACACCATCTATGAGGGTATGATGATGCGTATATCGGACAGTGACCTCAACATCAGCGAAGGCATATTCATTGACCGTCTGACCATCCGTGAGGGTGACAGTCTGATTCCCCAATACGAGGTCGTTTTGAGGAACGAGAAGGTGGAGAGCAAGTTCGATGCCCTTGAGAAGCGCATTGAGAACGTGAAGGGAAATGTGGCGAGCGGTATAATCGGAATCGACGAGGAGACCGTGAAGCAGATCGGTGACAGGCGCTACCTCTCCAAGCAGAAGGACGACACCGCCCAGGGCCTGCTGACCTCGCTCAAGGGGTTCCAGGTGGGCAGGGATTTCCTGCAAGGCCTGTTCGGATTCGGCGGCAAGATGTGGATTGATGCCGATGGTGACGTGCATGTGGAGAGCGACTACATGAACGTTCGCAAGAAGTTCACGGCCACGGAGGTTGAGATTCAGGACGTGCACCACATCGGCGGACAGCAGATGCTCACACCTGCGAGTTGCAAGATAGAGAGCGTGGAGGAGATAGAGGGCGGATGGCGCTGCTACTTCATGGCCAAGGACTCTGACGGGAACGAAGTGCATAACCTGTGGATGGAGGGTGACCAGGCATTCGTGAACACCTTCAACCTCTCCAAGCAGTCCAACGGACAGGTGGGCAACCATTATCTGTGGGCGGCTGTGACGGGTTCGCACACGGCAAGCGGTGACGAGCAAAGGCACTACATAGACATTTCATCGTCAGTCTGCGATGAGGGCAGCGACGCTCCTATGGCAGGGGATGACATGGTGCAATTGGGCTACCGTGGCACAGACAGACCCGACAGGCAGAACGCCATCGTGATAGCCGGTGCAGGTGACGCATCGCCCTATATCCGATTGCTCGGAGGCATCAACGACTTCTCATTGACGGGCAAGGTGCTCGACCAGCTGAGACCGGGCGACAACTTCCTCACGGGCGTGCTGAAGCTGATAGCAGGCTCCACGCTTGCCGACGGGCGACCCGTGAACGAGCTGGGCACGGAGGAGGGGAACCTGCTCATGAACAGCGGATTCACGGGAGAGTATGAGAGCGAGGCTTCGGCTTCGTCGATGCAGATGGATGCGGACACGCCCATCTATTCCGACCCGCTGAGATACTGGAGCACGTCGAGCGTGATGGTGGAGGATTCGCAGAACACCGTCACGGGCAGGATAGTGAGGCTTGGTGCGGGTTCGCTCTCGCAGACTGTCGAGGATGTGACCGCAGGATGGTACATGCTGTCGTTCTACGCAGAGCCGCAGAACCTGACGGTGGCTTTCGGCGGTACGACCATAGCCGTGGAGAACGAGGCCAAGCGGCATGAATACTCCATAGAGGTGACGCAGGACCTCGCATCGTCGGCGGTGGCATTCAGCGGTACGGGCTTGGTGGGTGATGTGATGCTCACCCGTGGCACGATACACCGTGAGTGGAAGCCGAGTGTGAAGGACAATGACAAGACCCTTGCCGAGTGGAACGACAGGGATTATGTCTATCGGGCCATCACCGAGGCAAGCACGGAGATACTCGGAGGTCTTGTCTTGACCCAGCTCATCAAGGTGGGTCTTTGGCGCAACGACTCGCTGAACGCCAACAGCTGGCAGATGGTGAGGGAGACGGGCGGCATGAGCGGCAGGTACATGGACGACAACTCACCTTTCGTATGGGGCGGCGGCTCGCTGGAGCAGGCTTTCTACACGATTGGCAAGTATGTGAACGACCCCACCTATCAGGCATCCGACGCGGAGGTGGCCAACATGGCGAAGTTCGTGGTGACGCACGGCGGCAGGGCCATCCTCAACGACATCATTCTGAGGGGGTATATCTATGCCAAGGGTGGGAAGATAGGTTTGCTGAACATCAGTTCCGACGGGTTCGGTGTTGACCTTGGAAAACCAGGCTTCTCTATAACGCCAAGTGGAATCTCTTTTGTAAACGAGCATATACACTTCATTGTAAGAGGTGGTACCCAGACAAGGGCGCATGACGTTTACGCAGTTGAGATAATCGATTTAGATGATGCAGGTGCTTTGTATGTCGAAGGTGATTCTAAGATATATGGCAATCTTGATATCTATCTCGGTAATCTGTCTGTGGTAGGTAGCGGTTCGACTGGAAAGGTGTTGGCAAACGAGCTTGTCTTAGATTCGGATGCCTCTATAGGAGGGGATTTGAGTGTGACAGGCGATGCCACAATAACTGGTGATGCCACCATAACAGGCGACCTCTCAGCCAACAATATTTCGGGTAGCGTGTCGGCCACCAACGGCGCAACAGGCACATTCACCGACAAGGACGGGAAGGTTGTCACGGTGACCAACGGAATTATAACGGGCATATCGGCTGCTCCGTCAAGCTGAACAGGATAACAATTAAAGGAAAGAGAATATGAGCAATTTCAACATCGTGCCTAACAACGGCACATTCGGCCAAGCGGTTGGGGTGATTAACTCCAACTTCGAGATAGCATATCAGGGCATATTGCAGGCTATAGGATATGCTACGAACATGTGCGGATTCTTCCAATCCGTAGCGGCGCTCCAGGCGGCCTATCCAACACCGAGGGAAGGCATGATAGCCGTGGTGGATGTAAGCGGTACACCAGAGGTCTATCGGGCTGTGACATCAGGCAGCAGTGTGGTGTGGACCGACACTGGAGAGCAATACTACACCACGGCGCAATTTGACGTGGTGAACAACCTCAACAGTTCGAGCATCACAAGCGCACTCTCTGCCAACATGGGGCGTGTGCTTGGGGAGAAGATTTCGGCAGGGTGCGTGTTCGCAGGGACAGCCACTCCTGAGAGCATCATCTCCACACCAAGCTCCAACGTGAAGGTGTGCTACCTTGTACCCGAAGGCACCTACACCAACTTCGGCACCAGCTACACCGTACCCGACGGATGCTTCGGTATCTTCACGTGGGACGGGAGCGCATGGAGCAAGGCCAACATCCGCCTTGACGATGCGGAAACGAAACCGATGATCGGCTACTACGAGTGCGCCACGGGAGCATCCACCAAGGCAAAGACCGTGGCCGCTACAGGCTTTGTGCTGAACAACGGCGGTGCGATTAAAATCAAGTTCCAATACGGCAACACAAACAGTGCCCCAACGCTTAATATCAACTCCACGGGAGCGAAGGATATTTATTTGAACGGTGCGGCAGCAAGTGCCACGAACACTTGGGTAGCTGGTCAGGTATTGGAAGTCTATTATGATGGTACTCAGTATCAGGCAAGAATCATCACCCTTGATGATGTGCCTACGGAAGGTAGTCAGGCTCCTGTGACAAGCGGTGGTGTCCGTGAAGAAATCAATCAGTTAGGCCTGGACTTACTTGGTATAGCTGATGAGATAAAAGACTTTACTTTAAAAAACTATGCAATTAATGCGCAAGGTAAATTCGGAACATCTACATCATATAAACACGCTGTCTTGCCTGTTGCAGTAGGGGAAGTCTATTACTTGATTGGTTTAGCAGATGAGATTAAAGTGGCATTTGCAACATCTGATGCCTCTTCGTCTGGTGCTGATGTTCCATTTGTAGCAGGAACAAGTGTTATGCTTATGCAAAATGCAGGCCAATATTACAAATATACAATTCCAGAAGGCTGCACTTACCTGCTTTTCAATGCTGGTGGAAGTTACGGTACAAGATGTTTCAGACACTATGACAAAATAGAGGAGATAGAGGATGAAGAACCGATTGCTGATAGTGACAATCTTGTAACAAGCGGAGGAATACACAAGAAAATATATGAAGTTGCTAAAGAACTTATTGGAGCCAATACCGAGATTAAAGACTATCCTCTGTTGACATACACTCTTGGTGCCGATGGTAATTTCGGTACAAGCAGTTCATACAAACATGCCGCCTTGCCTGTAAGCGAGGGGGATGTTTATTTCTTATACCCCAATAACAGCTCATGCCGTGCTGCCTTTGCCACTTCTGACGCTTATGCAAAATCAGGTGCAATACCTTTTGTGAGTGGTACAGAGATAATCTCATTGCCTAATGTTAACCAATATTATAGGCTGGAGATACCAGAGGGCTGTACTTACCTGCTTTTTAACGCTACAAGCTATACAACACGTTGTTTCAAGCATTATGACACCCTGAAAGAGGGTGTGGATGAATTTACAGACAGCAGTCTGGATGATGGCAGTGACAACCCTATACAGAACAAGGCTGTCAGTGCCATTATCGGCAAGCTCCAAAACAACGCCGTTGATAATAATAATATCCAGTTTGCATTACTTGATGCAATTGGGAATGTCATTGGCTATACTGACCCTGAAAAGCTGAAACTCCTGCTTGGTCTTGATGTGAATGCAATCAATGGTGTACCACAGGCAAGAATGGTGCAGAACGAGCATTTCAAGCTTGCCTATCTGGATGAAGTGGACAATATAATCATAGGTGTTGACAAGGATGACAACATTGTCAGCGGTGTGTGGGATTTCTCGTCCATAAAGAAACTGACAGACATAACACCTGTGAAAGACACCCTGTCTGATGTGTATGAAAGGAACATTGAAAAAGACGGAATCCTGATGAATGATGCCTACTTTACTGCTACTGGAGGCAAAAGGTTTCAGGCACTTGTTGTGACTGACACCCATCTCAACAATATATCATTCCGTAACTGGAGGCTTGCTGGCAGGGATTTCAGCACTATTGACTGCTGCATACATCTTGGGGATATGACAAACTATGTTGACCCAGGGGAGGATAATGACGATTTCCTCAATAGCGAGATAAAGAAACTTGACAAGCCTGCATATATTGCTGTAGGTAATCATGAGGTTGGAACATCACAAAACACCGTGAACTACTGCCGTGAAAATGATGATATGTACAATCAGTTTGTACTGCCATTGATAAATAAAGGCTACATCAAATCTGGGGAATATGAAGCTGGGAAATGCTATTACTACCACGACTTTGCATCAAGGAAAATAAGGCTTGTCATGATGTATCCTTTTGAAAGGCCAGTAGATTTCGATGAGACCTATTGGAAAGCTATTGAGTATGATGCCAACTACCAGTATATTGATGCAGGAAGTTATCAGACTGGGGATAAGGTAAATGCTAACGGTTATACCAAATATTCATTTGAGGCGGTTCAAGATGTTGAAGTTCCAGCACTCAATCCTCATGGTTATTCAAGCAATAACCTGTATTGGCCGAGATACAAGGCTCTGAGATTCCCCATGTGGTTCTCACAGGAGCAGCTTGAGTGGCTGTGTGACACTTTGGATGAAGCTGGCTCTTTGGGTTATACTTGCATTATTGCTTGTCATTACAACCTGCTTGGTATATATGGCAATGATGACTATGGAGTTGAGGACTGCCGTTTCAGTGACCCTTACAGAGTCTTGACAGGCGGTTCTTTTGACGGGTATCAGCAAAGCACAAACCCGTCAGTTGTATCTGATATAGTCAACGCTTATCAAAAAGGTACATCTGTCAGTGTTAAGACAGAATGCACATCACGAAATGTCTATGATGATGTATCTGATGTAGAGCCTGTATCATTCAATTACACATTCAGCAATTCTGGTGATGTGCTGTTTATCGCTGGACACACCCATAATGATGGCATGTTATACTCCGAGAAAGAGGATTACTCGCAGAAATGCGTTGTATTCCTTGCTGGTATTGTACAGAACACCACCAACAGAGACACCATAAGGGCTAAGGATGACAGCAAGTACATGGATGTCATTACGGGTCTTACTATTGACCAGGACAACAAGCAAGTACACCTTACAAGGATTGGTGCTGATATTACACGCAGAATCGGAGAAGATAGTAAACTGATAAAAAAAGATAATGAAATTTTAAATTATTAAATAGATATGGAAGCGACTATATTTAAAGTTAACGGATTCATAGACAGTTCCCTTAACCTGAAATACTGGGAATTGGTGACAAAGGAAACATCTTTTGCCTTGCGCCTGTATATGTTTGATGGCATGTCCAAAGCAAGGATTATCTCTTACAACGGAGCATTGACAGCTCAAAGCAATGTTGAAATCACTCCTGTTACAACTTACCAATTTGGTAATGACACTTTGTATGAGTATATGATTAGCAGGGATTCCAGTGATGTTTTCGTGGAGATAAACGTACCTGCCACTTGCACAAAGATACTGGTGGAAGATGTTGAATGGTTACATCTTAACATGGGGTCGACAAATACATTGCTCTCTTTTGACAATGTATTGTTCCACACGTCTAAAAATGCAGTTGCCACACCATCTACTGACTCGGAATATACAACTAAGTTCCTTAACCAGCTTGGCTACAATGACCCAGATAGGGCTGTGTCAGTTGATGAACTGTTTGATTTCCTTCCACATTACAATTCCCTTAGTCTTAACAAGCAGAATATAATCGGGGATATATCAGACATTGCAAATTACATTAAGGTTGACCAGCCCTGCAAGGGGAATTACAGTCAGTATAGCTACATACGCATCTATGTTGCCAATTGTGGCAATATTTACGGAAGCACACGGGATGCTCTCAATGCCATTAAGACAAGAAGAGCAGCTAAATGGGCAGCACAGTTCTATGTTAATGGTACAAGTGTCACTATTGATGATGGCGAATCAACCTCCCAGTGCTGCTGCCTGTGTGACGAGAATGGTGATTTTACTTTCTATAGTTCAGTTGGTGATTTGGATTCGGCTATTCCTGCTAATGATTAATCAAGTGCGCCCCTAACTAAGAAAGGAGATTATATGGAGATTAAGTCTGTCGAAAATATTTGGCATGATGCAAGGAGAACTTTACCAGAGAATGATGGTAGCGAGATTCTTTGTTTAGAGGATGGTGGCTATGCAAGAATTGGTAGAGGAAAAATCCTTAATGGTACAACCAAATGGGCTTATGTAAGAGAATTAGAAAAAGCCTACAAAGTTATTTTCGTCCCTAACTAAGAAAGGAGATTGATATGAGAGCAGTAAAAATAGAGTGGATAGATAGTACGACATCTAATACTACTTGGGTGCTTATGAGTGATTTGCCTGAAGACATAGAACCAGTACATATTGTGTCTTTTGGAGTAATAATCAAGGAAACGGATGAGTTCATAGCCATTGCCCAAAACTATGGAGATAATCCTGAACAATGCTGCTCTTTGATTACTATCCCTAAAGGATGTATTATGAATATTATAACAATAGAGGAAATTTCAGAAAAAACGCCCCTAATTGATAGTGTAAATGATAATGTAAATGATAGGCAAATTCACCCCTAACTGATTGAGATTGTTTTAAAAAAAAAGAAAGGAGAAAAGATGAAGAATTTGAAGAGTATAGGATACTTCCTGGTGCTGGCGCTGATAGCCTTCGGGCTGATTGCAGCCACATGCCTGTGCGCCTCGCAGGGCTACTGGTTCTATGCCTTATGCCTCGTGCTTGCAGGCGCAGCCGCAGTCCCTACGGCAGTATGGCTATGGAAGAAGATGTGGAACGGATAAGGTTCCGAATCGCCATGACAGAGAGGGAGATCATGGAGCAGCGGCAGGAGGAGCTTGGCTGCATGACAGCCACGTTCCTTCTCGCACTGTTCGCCTTGCTGGTGATAGTGTGCCTTGTCTTTAACCGATAATAAAAGGAATGCAATGGAAAGTGACAATGAACTGAGGATAGTGAGAGGGAACGACTTCGCTATCCTGTATGAACTGAAGATAGACGGTGCTGACGAGTTCGACCTCAGCGAATGCTCAAGCCTGTCCGTGAAGATGCGCAGGAACGGCTACGCAGCCAAGGACGTGATGGAATACGCCGAGGGTTGGGAGATAGTCGGTGCGGACACCATCAGGGTGGATTTCGACGGGATGAAGATGAAGCTCGGAAGCTACCGCATAGACATCAGCGGCGTGTATGAGGGGAAGGACTGGAGGACCTACTCCAAGGACCTCGCATTCTGGATAGTCGATAGTGTGGAGGAGGCCAACATACCCGTAGGCTCTTTCGTGCTTGACGGGCTGTACCAGATAGTGTTCGAGAACAGCCAGTACGGACGTGTGGAAGAGAAGCTGGAGCATCTGCACAACCAGATAGAGGCCCTGCTCACGCACTCGGTGTACTACAACCACCTGTACAAGGGTGAGTATGTGCCAGGCACGACCTATGAGGCAAACTCCATCGTGTTCTACGAAGACGTGTTGTATCAGTCCAAGGTGGAGACCGATGCCGTGCCTACCGACAAGGAGTATTGGGAACTGGCGTAAACTATAGGGCATAAAAAAGGGCAGTCACTACGGGCTGCCCTCTGCTGTTTGCAATTTCGTTTGCATTTCGTTTGTTCCGTTTGCAGGCTAATCCTCATCCCTCACGTAATTGTCGAATATACGCAGGTCTGTGTGGCCAGAGCAACGCTTAATGGCGTGGATGTTATGCCCACGAAGCACGTTGACGGTGATGGCCGTGCGGCGGGCGGTGTGCGAAGATATCAGCTTCCACTTCGGTATCTCCTTGACTTTCATAACACCGTTCACACGCTCTTCCATTCTTATTATATCCGTCAGTCCGATGTCGCACATAAGCGTGTGCAGATAGTGGTTATAATTTCCGATCATGGCCTTGTAAGGTGCCTCGTAGTTGTACTTCTCCAACAATCTGTATGTGGTCTTCGGCTCAATGGAGTATTTGTCTATGTTGACCACGGCAAGATTCCCTGTTTTTTGCTGGCATATCCTGAAGATGTTGCGCTCGAAACATGATGGAGCTATCCGCACCATGTCGCTGTGACGTTGGTACAGGTTGCAACTCAAAACGAACATGTCACGCACTCTGTGCATGGTGTTTCTCACGTCCTTTCTCCTGTCTGCGTAGTATCTGTCAATATCAAAATATGCTATGCGGCTCACTTCGTCTGCCGTTAGTGCAATTAGATTTGTCTGTGAACGGGGGATGCAGAAGTCAGTGTAGCTTGGAGAAACCAACGCCTGGTACTTAGTTGCCCAAGTGAGTATGGAGCGTACCTGCCAAGCCATTGTCTCGATGGTTGACAGCCTTAGTCCTCGGCTCTGACAAAAGGAGATGAAGTAACTCCAGAAGATGTCAGTAACCTGCACGGGCATAAGCGTAACGCCATAAGATTCCTCAATCGCTTTGAGGTTATGTAATAGGCATCCGAGAGATACACGATAGTTGGGGTGCATCCGTGACTTTGCCCTGATACACTCCTCGATACATTCCATAAGCGTGCAGTCGCGGAGATTCAATACAAACGGGTTATTAACCGAGTTTTCAAGATAGGTGCGGAAACCGGCCATCGGCTGACCGGTGAGCGTCGGATATGACGCCATGACAGCTGAATAATTCATAGTGCAAACGTATTAAATGGTGCAAGCGTATGATACAAAGGGGGCAGGGGCTACGCTTGCAAAACCCCTGTAGGCGCAGGTGGCCAAACCCTTGCCTTTCCCCCATGAAAATAATTCGTAAAAATTTTTGGAAAATATTTGGTAGTAGAACAAAAACGTTGTAATTTTGTCGTACCATATAGATGAAATGCCATAAACATCTTGTATATTCCAGTCCTGTGAAGGGCGAATATTATAATTAGGGCTTCCCTGCTCTTTGATATCTATGGCAATTTTCATCTATGTTGGGGGAAGCTCTAATTTTTTTTATAACAACACAAACACATGGATGTAAAGAAGTACATAATACTCAGTCAGAGAGGCTCAAAAGCGGACATCAAGCCCTTGGCACTTCTCCTCTACCTGAAACACGAGACAGGCAGGCTCTCTTGCATCCGTCACTGCTCCATCAACCGCATATCAAGGCTCGCACACATCTCCCCAAGCACCGTGAGGAAATACCTACCGAGGCTCGAATCTATGGGGTTTGTCTGTAGGCAAGGCAGGAACAACGATGTGCTTGTGCTGAGAAAGATTTGCGCCAAGAGCAGACACCGCAACTTCAACCTTGACGGGATAGACTTCTCTTCGTTCAAATCCGTATATGACTCACTGAGGGCAATGATTTTCCTTATAATACAAGCCAGAAAGGAACACGCAAAGCGAATGGTTCGACAAACCGAGCATCCGAGCAGCCTGAAAGACTACAAGGAGGCAAGGAAGTACTGCAACCGTTGCGCTCACACGGACGCTTCCGGCGGCTTCATCTACAAGGAGAACGGAATATCCTACAGATATATAAGCAAGGTGACGGGGTTCTGCGAGCGGACCGCACAGAGGATCGTGAAAACGGCGATCTCGTTGGGCCTTTGTCTGAAAAAGACGAACTACCGCTACTACTACATGCCGGGCGTATGCTTCCGTGAGGTGGAAGGCTTCACATTCACCACATGGGACTACGGGTATATCGTAGGTGCCAACACCTATACCCTCACGGAAAAGGGAGGGATGTTGGTTGGTATTAATTAGGTGGTAAAAAGTGAACGGCGTGTTTTATGAAGTACAAGGGCAAAGAAATAGGCAAGCGGCCTACCATAGAGATGGTGGAGGAGTGTATTAAAACGATGGGGCTGACTATGCCTGCCAGTATGGTTTATGACAGGTACAACGCCAATGGATGGAAAACCTTGAAAGGGAAAGATGTTGAAAGCATAGAGTCTGTTGTCGTTTCGATAAACTCAAACTGGGTTTCCATGAAGAAGAGGGAAGCTAAAAAGGAAGCTGCTTCCGAACTGAAGAAAAAGAAATCAGAATGGAAGAGAAGATTGGGCAGGATAAAGAAAGACGATGCGAATAAAAAGGAATACATAAACTACACAAGGCAATTGAATGATCCGAGGTGGAAAGCATTCAGGACTTTTGTATTCGCTGTAAGAGGGAAGAGATGTGAGGTATGCGGTAGCAACGAATGCTTACAGGTGCATCATCTTCATTATAGGGATAACGCAATGGCTTGGGAATATACGACAAAGGAAGTGGCGGTGCTTTGCAAGAACTGTCATTCTGAATTGCATTCTTTGAAGCTATAAAAAACATCAATCTATGAGGTCGTGTTTCACGACCCCATTCCGCAATCACACTTCATATAGATAAAAAACCTCCGACCTTCACAAGCCAGAGGTTCGAGATAAAAAGAATAATAATTAGTATAATGAAAAAGACTCTTCTCAAAAACCCACCGACCTTCACAGGCAGGTGGGAATCCCTTAAATCTAATATCATGAAAAACACATCTCTAAATACATTATCTGCGTTGCTTTATTTAACAATCTTTTTCCGTCTTATTCTGTATATTATCCACACAACGGTGGCGATGAGCAAGCCTCCGTATATGCCACTTGATACCTTGCCTATCGTGAGGAAGCGTTGCTGCCACTTGGTGAGGTCTTTTTCCACCACTTGGATAACTGGCTCCTTTTCGACCTTAACGGTTCTTATGGAGTCGTAGAGCGCCTTGTAGTGGGCTGTGCTGTCGCTCTCAAAGTGGTAATGGTCGATATTGTGCCAATGCTCCTCCTTAATGGTTTCGCCCTTGTCATTCTGCACCTGTACGGTTGAATCCTTGACCGACACGAAAACCTGTACCTCCGTCTTTTCCGTCACCTTAAGGGTGTCGTGTACGTGCTGCGTCAAAGTATCATGCACCTCATGCACAACGGGTACATACTTGATTGACCTGCACCCTCCGAGCAGGATAATCAGGCTTATGACAAGCATGATTCCTATAAGCGTGAAGATGGACTTGATGGCCTGCCTTGAAGCCTTGCGGCAATATTCCTTGTAATCCTCGTCTTTCATTGGAATGCGTATTTGAGAAAGCCCCAGAACTTGCGTTCCTTGAGGTAGTTCATATTCTCCTGATTCCCGTAGGCTTCCCGTTCAAAGATGATTGAACGATAGGCTCGTTTCCAGATAGTCCGTCTTATTCCGTTGGGATTAGGGTTCTGACCTCGTTTCTTGGCGAATAGGCAGTGTATTAGTTCTACCACATACAGCAAGCCGTAGAGCAGGAAGAACGGCAGAATAAGCAGTTCCTTCTGCTGCTCCCAATGGATTGATTCGTGGTTTAACAATACAGCATCCACCTTATCTTTATCTTTCCGTGTGAACACGAATGGTCCGAGCGTCATTGCATCGAATCCTCCAAAAGGAATGATTTTATTCTTTACAATTATCATAATCTTCTTGTATTAACCATTAATATATATTATCTTTGCATCGTCTTTTCCGATAAACGGAGAAACGGGAGGAAACAAAAAGCGGTAGTCCGTAGCTGGATTACCGCTTTATTTTACACTATATATATCTATATAGACTTATTTCTCTTTCCTTGATGGTTCCCTATTTAGAACATATACGACAAGTATTTCTATCATGGTTCCGCCTCCAAGTAATCCCGCAAGCCATACATGCCCAAATAGACCAAGTGCTGTGGCTGATGCAAGACAGGAGAATGCAAGCAATGCCCCTATGATTTGCCCTCTCTTCCCAAGGCCAAAATTATCCTTCACAATCGTATTCTCCGTGCTAATCCTGTGAGCCTGCTGACGCTCTGCCATAGACAATATTCTTTCGCTTGCACCAGGAAGAGCATCTTCATACAGTTTGAATAATTCTGGAGGTGGCAATGGACCGCTGAATGATTTGTTTTCCATAGCAAATATATCAAGAACAATTTTCCTCTTATGTTCGGGAAGTTCCTTGAGATATTCGTTCAAGTCTTTTATTTCCGTCGAATCCTTTGCTGTTATATCGACATTTTCTTTTCTTGACAGCTTCCTTTCATTAGCCATATTAGAATCTACGTAATAAAGGTTGGTAGAAATCAGACCCTACAGCTTTCCAGTCATTTCCAATGTCAGACAGGTCAGAGCCGTCCAGATAACCATTCATTCTAACATACCTACCACTGATATTAAATATACTACCGAAACCGAACATAAACGGGTTCTTTGGTACAAACAAGGTGAAAAAGGCAAATCTTCTCATAGGATTATTGCCCGATTTCTTCTCAAAAGGATTTGCACTCCTATGGAGTTTAGTATGGTTGATATGTTTATCCATTTTTGCCATAGTCATTTTAGCACTTGCAAACATAGGCATAATTTTCAAAAAGAAAAAGACATTTAACAAAAACTTGTTATTATAGCCTTAAAAAATGTAAAAAACAATCGGTAATCCAATAAGTCAAAGAACGATTAAAACCGTCGGCGATAAATCACCGCACTTCAAGCACCACCTTTTCTCCTGCATTGATGTACTGCTGGATGATGGCATTGAGTTTGTCGCTGTAGTTCCTGCTATCAGTGAGCATACCAACCTTGGTATTTCTTCCAACGAGAATACAACCAGCGGTATCCTTGGCGGTGTTACCGCTGTGAATCCTGATGCCCGTGAATCCTGGCACCTCAACGAGCTTCCCATTCGAGTCAAGGTACATCACATGTGGCAATTTGCGCCCGAACTTGGGTGAATAATCCATCGTGACGATATACTTGCCCTTGGGGATGGCAGTCTGCATATACACTTTCTTCTTCTTGATCTCGGAAAGCGACATGGCAGTGGTCAATCCCCTATCCTTGTCCTCCAAGGTCTCACAGAATCTCTCACCGTTGATGTACATGATGCCGACCGTATAGTCTGTTCTCGGCCATTTACGTTCAGTCAATATCTTCAGCATCTTCCACCTCCTTGATTTTTGATTCACCCCTGAGTTCGGCAACTTCTCGTCTGAGTTCATCGACAGAATCCTGCAATTCCCTAACTTTGGTTTCAAGCTCAGAGTTACGCTTGCGCATCTCGTCACGGTCTTTCTTGATGTCGTCACGATCTGCCCTTAATTCTTCCGTGTATTTTCTCAGGTCCAGATAGATTGTCTTCTGGTCTTCGATGGTCTGCTGATAGATGTCTTGGACATCCTTGAAGGCATCCGCCTCGGCCTTGCGTTTGGTGGCATTGATTGTAATAAGCCACCCGAATCCACCGCCAGCCAGCAGTGTGATGATAGGTAAAACAAATTCATTCATCGTTAGATATGTTCCATTTTAATTGTTTGTGCTCTCTTCGGATGCAAAGGTAAACATTAAAAAGCTAACATACAACGGGTTTTGGCCGCTTGGCGGGGAAACGGTCAACTTTTTTCCTGTAGCATCTCACTTAGCGGCTTCTCAAGCACGGGGCAGGGGTGCGCCCTTGCCCACATCTCTGCATTGTAGAGAGCCGCCACATACAGCTTCCTCTCGCTCCTTGTCAGGAAGTCCACCTTGTCGGCTTCCCTGCCGCACCAGTAGTACAGCGCCTTGTCCTTGTATTCCTCTTCCATGTCAGAATAGTATTTTGTTTTTTCTAAAATCATCTATAGCCCGTGTGTAGTCTTCCACGGCCTTCTCGTAATTCATCCTGATTTGTTCCTTATCCATCTTCATTCTCTCCGTTGATTATCTCCATGCCGCATTGCAGTGCGACATTAAACTCCAATATGCACCCTGCCGCCTCGCTCCATCCATTGTCAAGGTAGATGGCATCGCATTTTAGCAACAGCTTCAGATCATCTCTCATGTGGACCTCCCTCGGTGCATCGTCTGGCACACCGCTCTTGCCTATAGGACTCATGACCGCCCATCCGTCTGCAAGCAGTCTTTCCTTAATCTTCTCGGCCCGGTTGTAGCGTTCAGAGATATTGTAGCCTGATACTGGCAGGCTGATGTAAATCGTCTTAAACATTGCTTTCCTCCTTATCTTTCAAGTTGTCAAGTATCTTCTTGTTTATCAGTTTCTTCCTTTCCTCTATGAGTTCACGCTCCATGTTCCTCACGTTTGCCAGAGCAGCCCTCATGGTCTTCTTTCCGGCAAAGACCTCCGCAAAGTCGGTGATGGCATCAGCAGTACTGCCGAACAGGCCCTCGGCACTGCTCCATGCGTCGTATATCTGGTTCACGCCAAAGGCTATGTTCTTCTCTGTAGATGCAGGGATTATCTTGCCGTTCACCTTGTCTTCAAGCGTACCCAGTGCGAACCTCCATGCCTTGCGAGGCTTCTCTACACTCAAAGGTTGGCAGTTGAGTGCAAACACATCGTAGTCAAGCCCCCACTGACCCGCCATTTCCTTAACAGCCAACCCGTGCATGTGTACACAGATGTCGAGCAGTGTGCTTGCTGTAAGCCCCCATGCGAGGATGTCGGGATAGGGCATCCCGTCGGCTTCAAGCGATAGCCTGAACTTGTTCTGTAAGCTGGTTATCAGCGGACGGGTCTTGTAGTAGGCTCTTCCGCCGCCGCCCTGCCAAAATTCAAAATACTGGCGGTCAGTTATATCGCCATACTTGGAGCGTGTCTCCGCACTCATATCGGCCACATGAAAGAAGCGGCAGTGCGTTGCATAGAGCAGGTTGCCCTCATAGCGTTTCCATTCCTTCACCACCGCTTCAAACCGCTGACGAACCTTGCCCTTGTACTTGGGATGCTCGGCTATCTGCTCCAACGCATACATCATGGCGAGGTAGGTGGCGTTGTTACAAACTCCATCCACCATCTTCACCATGCTCACGGCGTTGGCATAGGCATCCAGCAGTTCCTGGTCTGACCTGTAGCATTTAGGGTTTCTGACTATATCAATCATTGCACTATATCCCCCACTTTAACGTTGTACAGTTCCTCTGCCGTGAGGTAAAGGAACCGCTTGTATTCGTACCCTGAGAATGCCGTGCTGCTCTTAACCAGAGCGCAAAGCTCCCACTTGTCCTTCTCGGCGTTGTAGCCCCTTGACTTGATTTCTACTATCTTCATACTAAAACTCTATTGTGCATTCATACTTGACCTCATCCGAATACTTTTCCAAGTATTTGCGCTCGGCCTTGTCTATACTCACATACTTCACTCTCCCGTGCTCACGTTCAAGCTCCCTGACAAGCTCAACAAATTTACTCTTGTATTCGCCAATGGTCATAGCATTATCCCTCCCATATATCCATTGTTCTTCTTGCATCCCATCGGCAATCCCGAGTGAATGGGCTTGCCCGTGTAGCACCCGCAACGCTGGCACATCGACTGCCACTTGATCTTCCCGTTGGTCAGTGCCCAGCATCCGTCGGGCTGAGAGCACCAGGGTGCCTCGGTCTTACCGCTCTTTGATGCGCAGGGCAGAGCTTTCTTTCTCTCCTTCATAGCCCAAACTCCTCTAACAGTTCCGATGGTTTACTGCCGTTTCTAAGAGCATCGATGATGGCATCACGCCCCATCTTGCGATAGAGTGGGATAAGCTCACGAAGCACGAGGTCGCATGGCTCTCCAGGCTCAATGGCCTTCTCCCTGCCTTCCCTCTCGGCCTCTAAGGAGCATTCGAAGATATCTTTGCCCTCCTTGTTCACGATTATGTACTCGTGTCCGTTTACTCCGATACGTCCGTAGTATCTTGCCACCGAGAATTGCGATGTGGCCCAATACTCCTCTGGCATCACAAGCGGATGCACATTGTCGATTTCCTGTAGTTTCTTCTTCTTCATATCATCAACTATCATATCAAATTAAGATTATTTGTTCCTAAAAAAGGGCACCGCTTGTCCCGCTTACTAATAATAAACCTTGATGAAATTAAACGGTGGCGGTGCCCACAATATCTTCTCTTTTTAATACAGATGATACTTTCACCTCAATTTCATAGGTACTTAGTTTGTAGTTCTCCCTCTGATCTTCGACCTCTGCGAAGATATACTCACCTATGGCTCTATAAGCATCAGGGTTAGTTCCTCCCCTGTTCTCATGCACAGTGGGGAGCATCCCGGCTGTGTCGTACCTCAACATCACGCCGTTGTCGGCGAACTCGATTCTTATCTTCCTATCCATATCATTTCAGTTTCTCTATCATTTCTACAAACTTGTTGATGGCCAAATAACTTCCAACACAGATAAGTAAGCAAGGACTATCCTACCATCATCTTTAACGACAACAGCAAAAGCCCTGCCTTCACCATCCATTAAATAATCATCAATGTAACCACAGTCTCCGTCCTTCCATTCTTTGAAAAATGAAGAGCTGCCTTTAAATTTAACTCTGGTTTTCATGTCTTTTTACGTTAGTTAAGTTTTCCCTCACTTTACCTATCAGGTTGGCGATGATGAATATTAATAATAATTGTGCCATTGCCTTAGTATTCCCTTATCTCCTTGTAAAGCTCGTTCAGCTCATCGTTGACCTTCTCTTCAATCTCCTTCAGAATCATCTCTCCATGCCCGCTGATGAATTCCGCTATTTCATCGGTCAGCCATGAGGCGACATAGTTGTTCCCCTGGACATATCTGTCGACAAGGATAAGTCCCCATCTGGACTTGTCCGCCAGTTCATCCCTTACAAGTCTGAGCCTTTCTATGCGGTTGTGTATCCATACAATCCTTTCGTACTGTTCCTGTGTCATTCCCTGTCCTCCCTATAATTGTTGCAATGTCAGTATTTCTTCCCCCCATGCTTGTAAGGGCGCATGGTGTTGTACCTCATCTTCATCTCCACATGCCTGTCAAGGTCTACGCCGAGGTGTTCCGCCCAGTCATACATGAAAGCCACGCTGTCGGTGATGTTCATCATCCCCCAGTCCAGCGTATCCTTGACGAAATGCCAGGCGTTTCTCGGGAAACTGAGTTCAGCGCGGTATGCCGTCCCGCAGGGATAGTCGCCAAGCCATACCATCTTGTCCCCGTGTATCTCATGCGCCATGTCGAGCAGGCGGATTACAACGTCGGCGAACTCATCCTCCACGGTGTCCTTGATGCACAGTTCGAAAGAGTTTTTCCAGATGATATCCTTCATATGTTCAGGCTTAGGTTGTCCGTACAATCCATCGAACATGGTGGTGTTCGCATGATAGCCTTTCCTGTCGGCCGCCTCCGCCTCCGCCACCTCGGTCATGACGAGGCTCAGATAATGGTCTGCGGGGAGTTTCTCCTCATGCCACCCGTGCTTCATGGCGTTGTCATGCACCTGCCTTGCCAGTTCCTGCAGCCTTTCCTGTTCTAACTTCATTGCTTCACCTCCTTCCCATCTGGCAGCAAATCCTCAAGGTAAGCCCACATAACCACGGATTCGGTCATGTCCGCCCTTGACCTTGTGCCGACAAATTTTGTCCCATAACCTTCAGCAGGATTACCCACCAACACATCCTCACCGTGTTCCTCGGTGGGTGTCTTTTCGGTATATTTGTCAAACATAAAATGGCATTGCACCAGCTCATCACCTGTCCATACCATCACCTTGCTCTTGTCAGCAGGCTTCTCACTGACATCATGCCATACCCTGTTATTGTAATAATCCGCTCCATTCAGGAACATGGTAGCCAGTATAGTATCTCCACCCTGTTCTGCTATCCGTTCAGCTTTATCCATTAAAGCCTGTTTCATCTGTTCTGTCATAGTCAGTCCTCCTTTATGAATATAACCTTTACTTTCATTCCATCTTCTATTTTTCCACGTAATCCTGCATCAAGCATGATGGAATTATCCCAATATTCGCCTTCCGCAGCTTCCTCCACAAACTGCTTTATTGCTTCTTGATAGCCTTTGATATATCCTATACGTTTGTCATTATTGGCATCATAGGCATATTGTCCTTGTATGTCATAAGGATAAGCCTTTAATGCTTTCTCTTCTATCTCGGCTATTATATTTTTCGCATCCATACTCAGTCCTCCTTCCCTTGTGCATAATCAAGCAGATAATACACAAAATCATCTACTGTCATGTAGTTACATTCAGGCCGTTCAGATGTAAACTCCTGAATATCACATGCAAGGCCAGAAGCCTTAATCTGTTCCAGTGTCTTTCCCATATTCATTCCTCCTTTTCCAATTGGTCGTCGTTGTACATATAGGTCGCGTCCTGCTCGTCGTCGAAACGGATTTCCACGTCGATTTTGTTTGTCCGCTTGTTGCGGTACGCCCTTTCGACTACAGCCTTGCGACCGTTCATGTCGGGGTCTATTTGGTTGACCGTCCGTACCTCGTCGCCTGGCTTAAACGGAAGTTCGGGCTCGTCGTAGCCCATCTCCTTCAAGTAGCCCTGCCACTCGTCATAGGTCATGTCGTCGAAGCGGGTATCTTCAAGCACTTGGTCAAACGGCTTGACGAAACGCTTGTCCTTCAGGTTGCACCTTGCTTCCTTACGCGCCATTTCGGCACAGACTTCGATGTAATCTTCCTCGGTCAGGTTGATGTGCGTCACGGCATCAACTATCGTCGAGAACCTGCACAGCCTTCCGTTCGGTTGTCTTGCGATATAACTTCCCATAGTCAGTCCTCCTTTATGATTATCATCCTAACCTTGTCACCATCTTTAAAACCATTAAGATTGTCAGGCAAAAGCAAACAACTACCTTTTTCTTTTACAAGATCACTATAATCTATAATGCTGGCTTCTACAGCATCCTTCATAAGCTGCTGCTTCTGCCAGTCGGCAAAATGATAGGCGATTTTCAAGGCGGCTTCAGTGTCTATCTTACCACTTAATTCTTTATTCCACACACGTTCAAACTCACTCTCCAAATCCTCGCTTACAGGTTCTTTGGGAACATTATACTTATTATCAGAATATCTCTTTTTCAGTTGTTCAACATATTCAAGTGCCTCTTTCCTGGAATCAAACAGGTCACGTTCAATTACTTCTTCCAGCCATTTCTCTGTATTACACACTGGACACGGCTCATCCCCTCCTATAGTGAAGCCTTGTAGTTCTTCATCCCAGGAATCCATATCCCAAAGATAACCATCACAGCATCTTGCATCTGGATAGTTGGCACCGAAGAATGGAAATTCAATGCCACACCCTTTGCTTACAGGCTCTTCCCCTCGCATTTCGGCTTTGATTTTTTCTACTTTATTCATATTAATTTTTTCTTCTATATCCATAATTTAAATATTCATTGTTGTAAAATCTTCTATTGATTGTATTGCAGCATTTACAAGTTTATAAGCCTGTTTCCATTTTTTACCAAAACCTCTACCTGTAAATTCAGCCATTTTAAGATGAATTGATTTTAATAGCTTTAACAAGGAATCTTCGCTTACAGGTTGTATGCCGTTGTTATATTCATTAACAGCATTGATTAAATCTCTCATATTACTCCCTACCGTCTTTTGAAACTCATTATAGGCATCTACAAGCCCTTGGGGAACACTGTCTCTTTTCTTCTGCCAGTTAGCAAAGTGTCTTGCTATATCCTTGCAATCATCTACTCTTACACAGTTATAATTTGGCTTAAATACTACCCCATATTCATCATCATCATCTGTCCAGCCTTCAAAGTATTTCTGGATTTCTTCCTCTAAATTCTTACTTATAAACTTATCTTGGTCACTTGACTTGCTCACTGAGTGACTAAGTTCATCTTCTGGCAGGGAATCAATGAAGGATATAAGCCTATCCATTTCTTGGTGAATACTTTTAGCCCCATAGCCATATTCAGCATCAATCTTTTCTATCTTTGCCTTGATAGCTTCTTTATCTTTATTTGTCATAGCTATTCCTCCTTCTTAATCAATCCTTGTTCTAATAGATATACTACCATCTCAAACACTGCATCTACAGCATCTTTTGCAAAGAAATAAGTAAAACTGTTTCCGTTTACATCTTCATAACAACAGCAATATTCATCAGCCTCTTTATCTAATGTGAGAAAATGATTGTCTTGTAGTTCATATGGCATCAATGAAAGTAAAGTAGAAAGACTCCAAGCTGGCTGAATAATCTGATAAGAAGCAACGTCAACATCATCCTTTGGTAATAATCTATTACAATAGCCTAGATTAATCCAAACCATATCTGCTGTATTAGAACTCAATCCTAGTTCTAATAATTTATAAGATTGTTCAATACTTGTACATACTTTTGGTTTCATAACTATTCCTCCTTCTTAATGTGTCCTTGTTCTAACAGCCAACAAACCATCTCAAATGCAGCATCAAGTGGATTATCATGCCATTGTGTAATATATATAGAAGAACGATAAACAATATGCCATTTGTCATTATCCCAGCCTTTGCATAAATTTGGCTGACAGCCGTCATCATCAGGGTTATCTTCTTCTTCATATAGTTTAGGCATTAACTCAAGCAAAGTGGAAAGAGACCAACAAGGAACAGCCCAACATCTTTTTGATTCTACTACATTTTCCTGTATTTTACCTACATTAATTTTAATAGGAGGCATTAATCCTATTGAAAAATAAAACATATCAGCAGTATCAGCACTTAACCCAAGTTCCAGCAGCTTCTTGGACTGCTGAACGTCTGTACATATTTTTGATTTCATAGCTATTTCTCCTTTTCTACAGTATCAATTATTGATGTTACTTCTTTCAAACAACTAAAAAAGCCACTCCACCACATACCATAACCCTTAGAGTGCAACGAAGTACTTCACCAGAGTTTACAGGTATCACAAACATCATGCTCTTTATTCTCAGCTTGCTTTTCAAGTAATTCTTTTAAAAATTCAATAAAGGCATCTTCTTTAGTATCACCAAAGCCACATATTCCTTCTTGAATGTTATCACCTAAAAGAATACACCAAGCATCTCCGTCTTTATATGCAGGTGCAATTCCTAAGCAATCTAAAATACAATCAACTGAAAAACTATTTTCACCTTGCTTTTTAAGCCAAGCAAGAACTTTATCTTTATTATCATAAACTGTAATATGGGTTGTAGCTTGAACAAGTTCAGTCAACATCTTTACTACTTTCTCATCCTCACTCTCCCTGAGTTCAGGGACAATATCTGCTATAACACAGCAAAAGCGTTCATCGTTTATGTCCTCATCATTATAAGCTTCACGCAACCTTTCAATAAGGTCATTATACTTCTTTTCGTAATCTTCCATAATTCACTTCTTATCAAAAAATTCATAAACATACATTGCAAGCCAGGTGCCAACGAAATTGGTGGAAGCTTGCACACAAATCGCAATCCATAAGTCAAACTCTGCTATGAACTTGATAACCACGGCACTGAAAGTATAGCATATACAATTAGCTGTGCTGGCTATCAGTTTAGTTGACTTTATAATCAAGATGCTTCTCAAAATATGGAGAAACACGTTGATAAATGCCACAATAATGTAGATTAACAGATTCATAACTAAATCCTTTGATTTGAAAATGCAACATTGATATTCTTCCCTCTCAGGCTCGGCCTCTGTTCATATACAAACCGCTCCAAGTCCTCAGAGTTATACACACGCACCACCTTTCCACCTTGGAAGGCTGGCATCGACTTTCCCGTGTATTTCAATTGGCAGACAAATCGCCCGTCCATCATCACATCAAGCAGCAACGTCTGTGCTGACTGCTTTGGTTTCTCAAACGCTCTCATTTTTCACCTCCTTCTTCTACCAGTTCTCCATCAACGAGCTTGTACCAAGTACCTGCCTTGATTTTCTTACCATCAACAACCATTGCTTTCCACTCCTTGATGTCGAAGTTGTCTTCTTCCTCTGCAATCAGGATTATCGCTCCAATCCCGCCTCTTGCCTTAACTCCGTTGCCTCGCACTGAGGCTATACCGTTGGCACCTACTGATACAGATCCTCGGCTTGTGGCAGCACCATATTCGCCAGCCGTGGCAGCACCATATTCGCCAGCCGTGGCAGCACCATATTCGCCAGCCGTGGCAGCACCACCATAGCCAGCCGTGGCAGCACCACGATTGCCAGCCGTGGCAGCACCACGATTGCCAGCCGTGGCAGCACCATATTCGCCAGCCGTGGCAGCACCACCATAGCCAGCCGTGGCAGCACCACGATTGCCAG